AGCACCTGGAATTCTGTACGGGTTTCCTAGGCCTCTGACCTGCACTAACGCATTAATCGATCATGGGGCGCCCTGGTGGCAGCCCTGTTCTGTACGTCTCCAATCGCCCTTCCTGCTCGCCCTGGTGGCGTGCGTCAGACCCTGGAGGTCGCCGTGGGCACTCGTGGTCCCGTCCCCAAGCGCTCCGAGGAGCGCCGACGCCGCAATGCCGACGACGGGCCGACGCTCGTCCAGGGCAAGGCCGGCGCCCCCTCTGAACTGCCGCCCCTCCCCGAACCTGACCCGCTGTGGCACCCGATCGCCACCGAGTGGTACCTCTCGCTGCGGGACTCCGGCCAGGCGGCGTTCTACGAGCCGTCCGACTGGGCGATGGCCAGGTATGCGGCGGAGCTCATGTCCCGCGGCCTGCAGTCTGACCGTCCTCCGAACGGGCAGTACGTGGCCGCGCTCAACAGCGTCATGGCCAGCCTGCTGACGACCGAAGGGGACCGGCGTCGCGCCAGGATTGAGCTGGAGCGCAAGCCGGCAGTCTCTGTCGTACCGGCCTCCGTGACTGCCATCGCCGACTACCGCTCTTCGATCGGTGGATGACGGCGCGGTCCCCGAGGTCGTCACCCCCTTCACCATCGGACCGACGTGGCAGCGCGGTGAGGACGGAAAGTTCATCCTCCCTGAGTACACGCTCGGCTGGCAGGCGCTGGCCTGGACGGCAACCTACCTGCAGCACTACGTCGGGGCGCCGTGGCGGTACACCGCCGAACAGGCCCGGCTGACGCTGTGGTGGTACGCCATGGATCCGGTGACGAACCGGTTCCTGTGGCGCGATGGGGTGATCCAGCGCCTGAAGGGCTGGGGCAAGGACCCGCTGATCGCGACGTGGTCGGCCTTTGAGTTCGTCGGCCCGTGCCGGTATGGGCAGGTCGCCGACGAGGGCAACGAGTGGGGCGTTCCTCCGGGGCAGCCTCTCGGTCAGCCTCACCCGGCAGCCTGGGTGCAGATCGCGGCGGTGTCTCAGGATCAGACCCGGAACACGATGACGCTGTTCCCGTCGATCCTGACGAAGCGGGCCGTCGAGGAGTACCGGATTGACCTCGGCAAGGAGATCATCTACGCCGACAAGGGTCGGGCCCGCATCGAGGCGGTCACCAGCTCGCCTCGTGCCCTCGAAGGCGGCCGGCCAACGGCCGTAAATCTGGGAGAGACGCACCACTGGCTGGAGTCGAACCAAGGGCACGAGATGGCTGCGGTCATTGAGCGCAACGCCACCAAGAGCGCTGACGGCCAGTCCAGGACGCTCGCCAACACCAACGCCTATGAGCCCGGCGAGGATAGCGTCGCCGAACGCACCCGCGAGGCCTACGAGTCCGCCGAAACTGGCCGTGCGGCTGATGTCGGCCTGTTCTACGACAGCCTCGAGGCGCCAGCCGAGGCCAAGCTGTCGGAAGAGTGGATCGAGCCGACACTGCGGGCGGTCCGCGGCGACTCGACCTGGCTGGACATCGAGCGGCTGAAGGCGTCGATCCTCGACGTCCGCAATCCACCGTCCCGCAGCCGCCGGTTCTGGTTCAACCAGATCACAGCCTCGGAGGACGCCTACCTGGCGCCCTACGAATGGAACGCCTGTCCGCATGAGGGGATTGAGCTGCAGGACGGCGACGAGATCGTCCTCTTCTTTGACGGCTCCAAGAGCGACGACGCGACGGGCCTGGTGGCGTGCCGCCTGTCCGACGGACACCTGCAGACGCTCGGCGTTTGGCAGAAGCCGCCGAACTGGCCCGATGGGGTCCCGTGGCGAGTGCCTCGCGAGGAGGTCGATGGCGTCGTGGACTTGACCTTCGCCACGTACAAGCCGATCGCGTTCTTTGCGGACCCGGGCTCGGGCTTCGATGAGGCGGATGGCGAGCGCTACTGGGACGGCTACATCGACGCCTGGGCTCAGCGGTACGGGAAGCGGCTGAAGTTGAAGGCCGTCGCCTCCGGCCACGGTCAGCACGCGGTCATGTGGGACATGCGCGACCCCCGCCGCCAGCAGGTGTTCACCGAGGCCGTCGACCGTTTCTATCGGGATGTCCTGGAACGGCAGCTAACCCATGACGGCCACAAGGTGCTGCGCCAGCACGTCGCCAACGCCCGTCGGCGCACCAACCGGTGGGGCTACACGATCGGCAAGGAGCACCGGGAGTCGGCCCGAAAGGTCGACCTCGCGGTGTGCGCGATCGGCGCACGGATGCTGCGCCGGATGGTCATGAACTCGACGGCCTGGACGAAGCGGTCCACGGTCCGCGGCAAGGGACGGGTGGTGGTGCTGCGGTGACGACTCCCACTCTTCCCCTGCTGTCGCTGTCGGAGGACGAGCTCGGCATCCTCACCATGCTCCGCTCGGATCTCCTCAATCAGCGGTTCAAGCTGGAGCTCCTCGATGCCTACTTCAATGGCGAGCAGCTGGTCCGGGACCTTGGGATCTCGGTTCCGCCGCAGCTGAAGACCCTTCACACGGTCATTGGCTGGCCCCGGATCGGCGTCGAGGCGCTGGAGCAGCGCCTCGATTTGGAGGCCTTCCGCTGGGCGGATGGGGCTGACAGCTCGGACCTGCTGGAGATCGCCGAGGCGAACGACTGGGTTGACGAGGCTTCGCTCGGGCATCTGGATGCCCTCACCTACGGTCGTGAGTACGTTGCTGTGGGCTCGGGTGAGGGTGCGGAGGACCAGCCGCTGGTGACGTTCGAGTCGCCCCTCGATATGACGCTGGCCTGGGATGCCCGGCTTCGCCTGTCGACCTCAGCGCTGCGTGAGTGCCAGTCCACCGGGCAGGACTTCGGGCTTTCTCCGGAGGAGCGTCTCGTGACGCTGTACCTGCCGATGCAGACGGTTTACGCGGTGGAGGCCGATGGGGGCTGGACGGTCCTTGACCGTGACATCCACAACCTGGGCATGGTTCCGGTGCTGCGGATGGCGAATCGCCAGCGGACAGCGGACCGGATTGGCCGCAGCGAGATCACTCCAGAGGTTATGTCGATCACGGATGCCGCATGTCGTCGGCTGATGGGCATCGAGGTCGCGGCTGAGTTTTTCGGGGCCCCGCAGCGCTACATTCTCGGCGCCTCCGAGTCGGCATTCCAGGATGCCGAGGGCAACACGAAGAGCGCCTGGGAGACGTACATCGGCCGCGTCCTGGCTCTGGAGCGCGACGAGGACGGCAATGTTCCGGTCGTGGGCGCGTTCACCGCCCACGATCCCTCAGGCCAGACGAAGATCATCGACCTGTACGCGCGGATCATGGCCACCCAGCTGGGGCTGCCGCCGCACATGCTCGGCTACACCAGCGACAACCCCGCCAGCGCGGACGCCATCCGCTCCAGTGAGGGCATGCTGGTCAAGAAGGCTGAGCGCCGGATTCGCCGGTTCAGCGCCACCCACCGGGACGCCATGCGGCTGGCCCTGTGGGTGCGGGACGGGCGACCCCCTGAGAAGGCGCGGCGCATCGAGACCGTATGGCGGAACCCGGCCACGCCCACGATTGCCGCGCAGACCGATGCCGCCGTCAAGATGGTCCAGGCGGGGATCCTTCCGGCAGACGGCGACGTCGTGCTGGAGATGGCTGGCCTGACCGAGGACCAGCGGCAGCGGGTCGCAGCGGAACGTCGACGCTCCCGCGGCGCCGACATGGTCCGGCAGCTGACAGCCCTGGCCTCGCCAAGCAGCCAGCCTGACGCGGGAGCTACCGATGCCGTCGCCGGCGTCTGACGGCGGCCGGTCGGCTGACGCTCAACGCCGAGCCCAGCGCGGGCTATCGCGGCTGCTGACCCGGGACATGCGTGGCCTGCGACGACTGATCATCCCGTCTCGCCTCGAAGCCTCCGTACCGGAGTGGATCGAGGCGGTGCGTGCGCTCGTCGAGCAGTACGGTTCCGCATCGGCCAGTCTGGCTGCCGACTACTACGAGGCCGAGCGCGTCGCGGCTGCGGTCACCGGCAGCTTCACGGTGCCCCTGGTCGAGCCGCCGTCCGATGAGCAGGTTGAAAGCAGCCTGCGATGGGCAACCAAGGACGTCTGGGAGCGGGATCCGGAGGACCCGGACACGACCGAGGCGCAACGGGAACCGCTGGAAGTCCGCCTGGAGCAGGCGGAGAAGAAGGCCGAGGCAGTCGCGCAGAAGCTGGTCACCGACCAGGGGCGGGGCACGGTGCAGGAGGCAGTGCGCCAGGACCGGCAGGCAACTGCCTGGGCCCGCGCGGCTGCGCTGGGTGCCTGCGCCTTCTGCAAGCTCCTAGCGACCCGCGGGGTGGTGTACAAGCAGGACACTGCAGGTTTCCGGGCCCACGACGGCTGCCACTGCGGCGTGGTCCCGGTTTTCAAGGGGCAGCGATTCGAGCTGTCCGATCACGCACGCGAGTGGGAGCGGCTCTACCGCGACTACGCCGCACCCTATCCGGGCGATCAGCTGCGCCGATTCCGACGGGCTCTCGCCGATCACGGGCATCTGTCCGTTCTGTAACCCCCCATGGCCGCCCTGGAGGTGGCCCCATCTCAGCCCCTGGAGGGCCGTTTCACCATGCCCGAAAACGAGGAGACCGAGCAGGCCGCCGAGGAACCGCAGGAGCCTGAGACCGCCCTGGAGGCGGACGGCGCTGAGGAAGAGCCTTTCGATCGCGCACGAGCCGAAGCGAAGATCCGCAAGGCCAACAGTGAGGCCAAGAGCCTCCGTGACCGCCTGAAGGTGCTCGAACCCCTGGCAGCCAAGGCCAAGGAGCTCGAGGACGCCCAGAAGACGGAGGCGGAGCGCCTCAATGACCAGCTGGCCGCGCAGCGGGAGCGGGCCGAGAGGGCCGTCCGCGCCGCCGTCGCCTCGAAGGTGGAGGCGCTGGCTCGCGAATTCGCAGACCCGGAGGACGCGGTCGGTTCGCTGGACCTCGCCACCTACGTGGACGAGGACGGCGTGATCGACACCGATGCCATCAAGGAAGCTCTCGCCGATCTCCTCAAGCGCAAGCCGCACTGGGCCCGTCCCGACGAGGGCGGCCCGCGCCGTCCCCTCCCGGACCGTACCCAGGGCTCCTCGGGCAACGGCAACCGAACCCCTTCCACGCCGGCGGAGGAATTCGCCGGACTCATGGCAAAGGCCCTGAAGGGCCGCTGAGAGAGGTAGCCCTCCATGGCTCACACCAATCCCATCAAGCTGAGTGACGTCGATGCGACGTTCCTCCCGCCGACGCTGACCGGCCCGATCTTCGAGAAGTCCGTCGAGCAGTCCGCCGTCATGGCCCTGTCCCGGCGCATCCCCCTGTCGATGTCCGCGACCACCGCCATCCCGGTCCCGCTGGACGTGCCGACCGCCGACTGGGTCGACCAGGCTGGCCGCAAGCCGCTGGGTACCGGCGGCGTCGACATCAAGACCATGAGCGGCAAGAAGATCGCCGTCCTCATCCCGGTCGCGATGGAGGTCGTGCAGTCCAACGCTGCCGGCCTGTGGACGCAGCTGCAGAACGACCTTCCGACCGCGTTCTCCCGGGCGTTCGACCGGGCCGCGATTCACGGAAAGACGATGAAGGGCGCGACCGGGCCGTTCCCCGACTACCTGGCGGAGACCAGCAAGTCGGTCACCATCGGGACGGCCTCCCAGTCCACTGGCGGTATCTACAAGGACATCGTCAACGGCATGAAGGAGACCGTCGACGATGACTGGGACTACACCGGCACCCTGCTGGACCACCGGATGAAGCCCGCCCTGCTCGGCGCGACGGACACCACCGGCCGCCCGATCTTCGTCGACACCACGGTCCCTGGTACGGGTGCGGCCCTGGCTGGCACGCTCGTCGGTGAGCCGGTTGCCTACTCGCGGTCGGTCTCCGGCAAGCTCCGCCGTCAGTCCGGCACGGTCGACACCGGCCTCCGCGGGATCGGCGGTGACTGGTCCCAGACGGCATACGGCGTCGGGATGGACATCACCATCAAGATCAGCCGCGAGGCAACGTACATCGACGAGGACGGCGGCGTGCACTCCGCCTTCCAGGAGAACCTCGTGCTCCTGCTGGCGGAGGCGTACTACGGCTTCGTCCTCGGCGACACCGAAGCGTTCGTGAAGTACCTGGCGGCTGGCGGCTCCTCCTGATGCCGGGCGTGGGGGGTGGCCGGGCGCCGATGCGGATCGTCGCCCGGCTGCACGGCTACCCGCCGCGCCACAACGCGGGAGCGGAGTGGATGGTCCACTCCCAGCTTCGCGCGCTCGTCGAACGCGGGCACGAAGTGTCGGTGTGGCTGTCCCGCTACACCGACGACAAGGCCGACTACGAGCTCGACGGCGTTCAGGTCGTTCCGCTCCAGTCCCGCCTCGACGCCGCCTCGGCCATCCGGCGGGCGGACGTGGTCGTCTCCCATCTGGAGAACGTCCCGTCCGCCGGTGCGCTGGCTCGCGGGTACGGCAAGCCCCTGGCTGTGGTCTGCCACAACACGCACACCCAGTCCTTCCGGGAGATGGCGCAGGGTTGCTCGCTCGCCGTCTACAACTCCCAGTGGATGAAGCGGGAGGCTGAGCTCTTCTTCGCCGAGTACCCCAAGGGCGTCCGCCCCGGGACCGAGGTAATCGTCCGTCCGCCCGTCTTCGCCGACGAGTACCGGACCAGGCCGGGCAGCAAGGTCACGCTGGTCAACCTCAACCTCGAGAAGGGCGGGGCCCTCTTCGAGAAGCTCGCCCGCCGCATGCCTGACGTTGAGTTCCTTGCGGTTGTTGGCGCCTATGGCGAGCAGATCGTCCCCGACCTGCCCAATGTCGAGATCATCGACCACATGTGCGGCCACGAGATGCGGGACGCCGTCTACGGGCGGACGAAGATCCTGCTGATGCCGTCGTCCTACGAATCGTGGGGCCGTGCCGGGGTCGAGGCCATGGCCAGCGGTTTGCCCGTGATCGCCCACCCCACCCCGGGGCTGTGCGAGTCGCTGGGCGAGGCCGGCGTGTTCATCGACCTGCACGACGTGGACGGCTACGAGATGGCGATCCGCAAGCTGCTGACCAGCAAGACCGAGTACGGGCTCGTCTCGAAGCGGGCAAAGGCGCGCTCTGCCGAGCTGGATCCTGCCCCCGACCTCGCCACTTGGTGCGATGCCGTGGAGGCCCTGGCCTAGGAGGATTCGATGACATTCGTACCTCCTACCGCTGAGCAGCTGGCCTTGTACCTGGGCTTGGAGGAGATCGCTGGCGATCGGGCGGACCTGCTGATCGAGCAGGCCGTCGCCCTGTGTCAGTCGGTGGTCAAACCGCTGCCGGATGAGGCGACCGCGGTCGTCCTGTCGGTGGCTGGCCGGGCCTATGTCAATCCGCAGCAGGTGTCCTACGAGACGATCGGCCCGATGTCGGTCCAGCGTCCGCAGGGTTCCGGTGGCCTGTACCTGACGAAAGCTGACAAGGCCGCCCTCAAGTCCCTGGCCGGTCGCGGGGGCGCGTTCACGGTCGACCCCACCCCCGTCGCCGCGGACCCGTCGCCGACCTGGCCGGTCGATGACAGCTACGGGCCTGGACTGGAGTACGAGCCCGGCTGGGGGTGGGTCTGATGCCCGCCCCCTACCCCTACGGCGAGACCGTGGTCCGGCTGCGCCGGGGACCGTCACCCGGTCGAGACCCGCGCGGCCAGCCGATTCCCGGCACGGTGGTCGAGACGGCGATTGTGGGCTGCGTCGTCGCCCCGAGGCAGGAATCCGCGGCCGTGGGCGGGGAGCAGCAGCAGGCCAGGGACACGGTCATCGTCGGCTGGACGGTCTACGCGCCGCCTGGAGCCGACGTCATCACCACGGACCGGGTCCGGATTCGCGGGGAAGTCTGCGAGGTCACCGGCCAGCCCGGCGATTGGGGCCGAAGCCCCTACACGGGCCTGGCCGGACCGGTTCAATTCGCCGCCGACCGCGTCACCGGATAGGAGTTGATCATGGCTGCGGCCCGCTTCAAGATGTCCACCCGAGGCGTCGGACAGCTCCTCAACTCACCTATGATCGCCTCCGAGATGCAGCGCCGTGCTGAGGTCATCAAAGCGGTCGCCGAGAGCGTCTCTCCCGTAGGCGGCCCCGGCGACCCGCACCCCGGCGTGTACAAGGCATCCTGGTACGCGAAGGTCGAACGCAAGGCCGTCGGCAGGTCGGGCAAGAAGCGTCCGGTCGGCGTGGTCGGGAACTCGGCCTACTATGCCCGCTGGGTGGAGTACGGCACCGAGAAGGTCCACGCCCACCACGTGCTGCTGCGCGCGGCTACCATCGGAGGCCGCTGATGGCCGCCGTGGGATCCGTGGACGTGGAACTGCTGGTCATCCAGTGGGTGCAGGCTCGGCTCGGTAGCGGCGTCGTTGTCCGGGATGAGCTCGACAACGCCTTGCTCGACGAGCTGCCGACAGTCCAGGTCGGGCGCATCGCGGCCGGTGGCGACGACGGCTTCCGGCTTGACCAGGCTCTCGTCGATGTCGACGTGTACGCGGCCACTCGCGGCGCAGCTGTCGTTCTGTCTCTTCAGATTCGCGGGCTGTTGCTCACTCAGCTGCCTGGGTCCACGACGGGAGGCGCGGTCGTCGGCCGCGTGCAGACCGTTGCCGCCCCGGGAGCCCGCCCCTACGAGAACACCGGGCTCCGCCGTGTCGGGGCCACCTATCAGATCTACAGTCACCCGGTCTCCTGACCGGTCCAGGACCGCGCCGGCCCTGTCCCGACCCCGTCCGCTGGCGGGGTCTTCGCATGTAGGAGACCCACACCATGGTCAACATCACCCGCGCAGCGGACCTGACCCAGATCGGCGCCAACGGCGGCGGATGGGTCGCCGACCTCGGCACCGCCGCCCCCGCAACCCCGCTGACCCAGCCGGCCGCACCCTGGCAGCCCCTCGGCTGCATCTCCGACGACGGCCTCGTACAGGGCTTCGACGAGGACTCCCAGGAGTTCACGCCGTGGGGCCTGACGTCCCCGATTCGTACCCAGATCACGAAGTCGCTGAGGACGTTCAAGCTGACCGCCTGGGAAACCAGCCGGACGACCGTGCAGTCGCTGCAGTACCGGATCCCGGTCGCAGAGCTCGCACCCGTTTCCGGCCTGACTTCCTTCGCCGAGACCGCGAGCCCTGTCCCGGACCGTCGGGCCTTCTGGTTTGCGATCTTCGACGGTGACACCGCGCGCGGCTTCTACGTCCCCGAGGGTGAGGTCAGCGACCGCAGCGACGTCACTCACAAGCAGGACGAGATGGCCGGCTTCGAGTGGACGATCACCGCCTACCCGGACGCCGCCGGCAACACGGTGTATCACGCGGACATGGTCCCGGTCACGCCCGCCTACACCGGGTCCTGACCCCCCCCATACGGGCGGGCGAGCCGATACCTGGCGCGGTCCCGGCTCGCCCGCCTGCACCATTCCGCGACCGCGCCCCCACGAAAGGACCGCGCCGTGACCGAAACCTCCGACATCGTCACCCCCGCCGAGGCCCAGGAGACAGAAGCCGCCGGGCACTACGTCACTGCCGAACTCTGCGGGAAGACCCTGGAGATCGTGCCCTCCGGCGCGTGGCGGCAGAGCGCCATGCGCATGCTGCGCGAGGGAGATCTCGACAGTTTCATGGACCAGGTGCTCAGCCCGGACTCCTACGACCTGTATCTCGACCTCGACCCGACGAACGACCAGGTCGGAGAGTTCGTGAACGCCGCTGGCGAGGCTTCCGGCGAGTCGGTGGGAAAGTCGAGTGGACCCAGTCGGTCGCCGAGGCGCACGCGGAAGCGCTAGAGGCCGACCTGGCGCACCACTACCCGCGCGATGCCGACCAGCTCGATGCCTACCATCGCGGGGAGATGACCTCCCGACGGTTGCGGGTTCTCATTCAGGGGCTGCCGCCCGAGTCGGCCACGATGACGGCTCTGCGCGCGGCCCTGTCTGAGGAAGACCTGGACAAGCAGGCGGACACAGGGGAGCCGGAGAAGGCGCGCTGGTCCCAGACAGAACTGCTCCTGGCGTCAGCTATCGACGCGCTGCGGCGTGTTGAGTACGTACTGATCTGCGCGAACACCGACAGCAAGAGCAGGCGGCCGCCCCCGCCTGAGCCCATTCCGCGGCCCGGGGCGCGGCGGCGTCGGGTCAAGCCCGTACTTACGGATACCGGCGCGACCAAGCTGTTCGAACTGATCAACGGAGGCGCGGCCTGACGCGCGAGAGGAGGCTCTCGTGGCGATTACCGTCGGTTCGGTCGAGGTCGACGTCATCCCGAACACCTCCGGCATCTACGCACGGCTGCGGGCCACGCTGGTACCTGCGGCAACCCGGGCGGGCGAGGATGCCGGCGAGGCTGCTGGCCGCAGCTTCGGCCCTGCCATGCAGCGCGAGGTTGGGGCGGTCGGCCTGTCCATCGGCCAGGAGATCGGCCGCCAGATCGCATCACGCATCACAGCCGAGATCCGCGGGGCGCTGCGGGCCGGCATCGTCCAGGGTGGGCGGGAAGCCCGCGCGTCTGCCGCGCGGGAGGGAGAGGAGACCGGTGGGGCGTTCAGCCGCTCCCTCAAGCTCAAGCTCGAGGCGGCTTTCCGGTCGCTTCCGAAGATCCGGATCGACGCCAGCACATCCGAGGCCGATTCCGACCTTCAGGCGCTGCGCGTGCGCATGGAGACCCTGGCAGGCAAACGCATTGGCATCGACATCGATGCGGGCGCCGCCCGGGCGGAGATTCGCCTCATCGAGGCTGAGCTGCGCCGTCTCGGCGCTGAGCACCCCAACGTCCAGGTGCGCGCGGACACTGCTGCCGCGCGTGCTCAACTGGCGCTGGTGCACGCCGAGATCGACGCTGTGGATGGCAGGCGCGCCAGGATCGACGTCGACACTTCCGGCGCGTTGTCCGCTGTACTTCAGCTGACGGTGGCTATTGGAGGCCTTGCGGCTCTTCCTGCGATCCCGGTGCTCGCGGCAGGCGTTGGGGCAATCGGGTCCGCTGCGGTCGCCTCGGCGGCGGGTGTCGGCGCACTTGCGGCGGTCGCCGCACCAGCATTCATTGGCATCGCAGGCGCCCTTCAGGCGCAGAAGGCCGCCCAGGACGCCGCAGCATCGGCATCCGACCGGGGCGCGCAGGCCGGAGCGCAGGCGGCGTCGAGGGCCCTGCAGATGGCGGGCGCGCAGCAGGCCCTGGCGTCTGCCGAGCGCAATGCCGCCTCGCAGATAGCGTCCGCTCGCGACCAGGTGCGTCAGGCCGCCCGCGGCGTCTCCGACGCGGAGCGGCAGCTTGCAGACGCGCAGAAGGCCTCGACTCAGGCCCAGCAGGATCTCGTGCAGGCCCGCAAGGACGCTGCCCGCCAGCTCGAAGATCTCTCCAATCGGTACGCGGACGCCCAGCTGTCCGTTCGGGAGGCTGAGCTCTCCCTGGCGGAGGCCGAGCAGCGACGCAGGGAGGTTGAAGCAGACCCCAAGGCGACCACGCTGGAGAAGCAGCGTGCGGTCCTCGCGGTCGAGCAGGCCACCCAGCGACTGAAGGAACAGACGACCGAGACCCGCAGGCTTTCCGAAGAGCAGGCCGGCGCCGCCAAGACCGGCGTCGAGGGAACCGCCGTCGTCAAGCAGGCCCAGGATCGGCTGGCCCAGTCTCAGCAGACCGTCGCGGACCGCGCCCGCGGTGTCGCCGACGCGCAGGCTGGAGTGTCCAGAGCGCAGGAGAACGTCGCTCGCGTATCCGCTCAGGCCGCCGACTCCATCGCATCCGCCCAGCGCCAGATCGCCTCCGCATCCGCCTCGGCGGCCGGGGGTGTGGATCAGGCTGCCCTCGCGCAGTCTAAGTACCAGGCAGCCTTGGCCAAGCTGACCCCGTCGGCGCGCGGCACGTTCGACGCCTTCCAGTCTCTGCGGACCGCGTTCAAGGCCTGGTCGGAGTCGCTGCAGCCTGCGGTGATGCCGCTGTTCACCCGGGCGCTGGAGGGAATCAAGAACAGCCTGCCGGGGCTGACCCCCTTCGTCCTGAACGCGGCCAAGGCGATCGGAATCTTGCAGGACAAGGTCTCAGCTGGCTTCAAGTCGCCGTGGTGGCAGTCCTTCCGTGATGACCTCGCCAAGTCGGTCCTGCCGGCGACGGTCGGGCTGGGCGTCGCCTTCGGGAACGTATTCAAGACGTTCGGCGGGATCATCGACGCATTCCTTCCGCACATGGACTCCATCTCGGAGCGCATGCAGACGATCACCGGTCGGTGGGCGTCATGGGCAACCGGCCTGAAGGGCTCCGACAAGTTCGAGCAGTTCCTGTCCTACTCCGCCCAGATGGCGCCGATCCTTGCGGAGTCCATCGGGAAGATTGCTTCTGGGCTCTTTGAAGTTTCGCGGGCCGCCTCGCCGCTGTCGGGTCCGGTTCTGGCGACTCTGGGCGCCATCTTCAGCGTCATCGGGTCCATCGCGAACACCCTGCCGTGGCTGATCCAGTTGCTGTATGGGGTCTGGGTGGCCACGAAGCTGTGGACACTATCCATGATCATCCTGAACGCGGCCATGTCCGCCAACCCGATTACCTTGATCATAATCGGGATCGTGGCCCTGGTTGCCGCAGTCATCTACGCTTTTAAGCACTGGACATGGTTCCGCGAGGCGGTCATTGCTGCCTGGGAGGGGATCAAGACCGGAGCGGCTTACGCCTGGTCGATCCTCCAGCCAATCCTGGCGGGCATCTGGTCTGCCCTGCAGTTCGTGGGCCGCGTGGCGATGTGGCTATGGACCAACGCGATCAGCCCGGCCTTCACGTTCATCTGGGGCGCCGCGAAGATCCTCTTCACCGTCCTGGCCACCATGCTGATCGCCCCCCTGGTCATCTTGTTTAAGATCCTGGGCGCGATTGCAATGTGGCTGTGGGATACGGCGATCAAGCCGGCCTTCAACCTGATTGCTGCGCTCGCGGTGTGGCTGTGGGACGTCGCGATCAAGCCCGCCTTCGACAACATCATGGTGATCGTCAGGGGAGTCGGGGCAGTCTTTTCGTGGCTGTGGGCCAACATCATCAAGCCCGTCTGGAACTACATTGCCGGGATCATCGCCGAGAAATGGCAGCAGATCAAGCTGGTCTTCGACGTGTTGGCCGCTTACGTCAAGAACGTCCTGGCTCCGCAGTTCATGAGGTTCTGGGACGACACGATCAAACCCGTCTGGGAGGGCATCAAGAACATCATCGCGAACGCCTGGAACATCGGCATCCGCCCGATCTTCGACCTGCTCAAGCGGGGCGTGGAGAACGTCAAGGACAGTTTCAGCACCGGCATCACCGCCATCGGATTGATCTGGGACAGGCTGCGTGAAATCACGCGCAAGCCCGTCCAGTTCGTGGTCGACACCGTCTATAACAATGGAATCCGCAAGGTCTGGAACACGATCGCCGAATTCACCGGCGCTGGAAAGCTGAACCCGCTGACGTTCGCCAGCGGCGGCAGCGTATTCGGTGCTGGGACGGCAACATCGGATTCCATTCCCGCTCTTCTCAGTAACGGCGAGCACGTGTGGACGGCGCGCGAGGTGCAGGGCGCAGGCGGCCACAGCGCGGTCGAGCAGCTTCGCGCCCAGGCCATCCGCGGCGGATCCGCCTTTGCCAAGGGCGGAGCTGTCGGACTCCCGCGTTTCGCAGACGGAGGCGTTGTCGACTGGCTCTCCGGCAAGGCGAGGCAGATCGGCGGCGCCGTCATGGACGGCATCGAGTTCATGACGAGCCCCAGCAAGGCGTGGGACGCGGCAACTCAGTTCATCAAGGACAAGGTCAAGGAGGGTCTATCCGCTTCGACATGGGCCCAGGCCCTGAGCCAGTTCCCGATCAAGATGCTGAAGGCGCTGAAGGACAAAGTCGTGGCCGCCGCAGAGAACATCATCGGCGGCTCGGCCAGCGGATCCGTGGCCGCGGCCATGGGTTTCGCCCGGTCCCAGGCCGGCAAGCCTTACCAGTGGGGTGGCGCGGGCGACCCCAGCTGGGACTGCTCCGGTTTCATGTCCGGAATCCAGAAGGTGATCCTGGGCCAGTCCCCGCTGGGGCGCCTGTGGTCGACCTTCAGCTTCCAGGGGGACACGGCCCCAGCCGGGTGGCGCCGCAACCTGCGTAGCCCGTTCATGGTCGGCATCACGAACAACGGGGTCGGTCACACCGCCGGCACCCTGGCCGGCATGAACGTCGAGTCCCGGGGCGGCGAAGGCGTCGTCGTTGGCGGCCGAGCCCGCGGCTACAACAACAGCCTCTTCCAGGACTGGTACGGATTCGCTCCAGCCCTCGGGAAATTCGACTCTGGCGGCTTCCTCCAGCCCGGGATGAACCTCGCCTACAACGGCACCGGGCGGCCCGAGCCTGTATTCACGACACAGCAGGCCAACGGCCTGATGCGGCTGGCCGCCAGTCCGAACGGGCCTTCAGGTCTTGGGCCCGGCGACCAGCTCGTACTCGTCGTGGAGGGCCAGGCATTCCATGCCTACATCGACGACCGTGCGGACAGTCGCGTTACCGCCGGGACTCGTCAGCTACTGAACACCGTGCGAGCCGGACGGAAGGGGTAAAGCATGGCAATCCCCGGCAATTTCCTGTCCGCCGTCACCGAGTCCGTCGACCCGAACACCTCGGGCTGGCTGGCCAAGTTCAACTGCGTCATCACCAAGGGCACTGGCGGCCGTAACGGCGACGGCACCCTGAAGTTGATCAGTGCGGTATCCGGCGAGATGCAGGCCCGCACAGCTGCCTCCTACCCCGTCACCCCGGGGCAGGAATACCAGGCGTTCGCCGACGCGTCCGGGGCGACCGTCCCGGAGCGGATCGGTATCAGGTGGCTGACCTCGGGTGGCAGCGAGGTCAGCATCACCTGGTCCCTGTCCACGGCCGCAGCCTCGGCGACCTGGCACCGAATCTCGGTCGCCGGCCTCGCCCCGGCGACCGCGGCCACGGCGCAGGTGCTGGTATCGGCGACCCCCGCCGGTTCAGGGGTGACGAACCATTTCGAGAACGTCTATCTCGGCCTGCCGATACGCACCACCGGCAACCTGCTCAGCTTTGACGCGGAGACCCTCGAGAGCGCCACCCTGCGCTGGGTCGCCGAGACGAACTGTTCGATAGCCCGGGCCGTCCCGGTCGTGTCGTGGCCTGTCGATGCCTACCTCGCGGGCGGGCATGTCCTGGCCCTGACCGTCACCGCGAACGGCAACGCCGCCGCGAAAGTCACCGAGACCCCGGCTGCGACGCCAGGCACCGAGTACGTCGGCTACTGCTACCTCAACCCGCCCACCTCCGGCAGCACCACCTGGGTCGAGCTGCGGTTCTACAACGCCGCGAACTCGCAGCTCTCCGCCACCCGAGCCAACCTCGCCGCTCCCGGCACCAGCTACTACCAGCAGCGGGTCTCCGCGGTCGCGCCCGCCAACACGGCCTATGCCACCCTCGCCGTCGGGATCACCTCTGGCACGGCAGCCCAGGTCATGCGAATCGACGGCGCCGTCATCGCGACCGCCCCCGTCATCCGGCAGGGCTCCGTCGTTCCCTACGCCGACGCCAGTTTCGAAGCCGACGTCGCGGGCTGGACCGTCACCAGCGGTGTCGCCACCCTGGCCCGCTCCACCCCGTGGGGCACCTACGCCATCGACGGCGCCTATGCCCTCACCGTGTCCTCCGCCACCGCCACCACCAGCGTCCTACGGTCGGCGAAATTCCAGGTCGGGGCGGCTGGCGGCCTGTCCTACCGGCTCCAGCTGGTCGAGAACGTCACGGCCGGCGGCTGGACAATCAGCCGCGGGGTCCGCTGGTACAGCGCCACCAACGTCGACCTCGGCCTCACGAGCAGCGGGGCGTCAGCGGCCCCCACCCCCAACTGGTGGTCCCTCACCAGCAGCTTTACCGTCCCGGCGGCCGCGACGCAGGCGGCCATTGAGCTGTCCCTCGCAGCGACGTCCACCTCGTCGGTCATGCGGATCGACCAGGTCGCGCTCTGGCAGGCCCTCCCGCTCATATCCGCCACAGCCGACGACGAGACCGCCAGCATCACGCTGACCCTGCGGGAACTGACCGTCGGCTACCTGCTGTCGGTCTGGCGAGTCCTCTCCGGCGGAACTCGCACCCTCGTCCGGGGGCCCGCAGGGTTGCTGTCCGCCAGCCCGATCGCCACCGACCAGCTGATCATCGAGGACTACGAAGCACCACTCGATACTCCCGTCAGCTACTACGTCGAGATCGTGCAGTCCGTCGGCGCCGCTGTCGAGTCCCGCACGAGCGACATCGCCACCATCACCCACGACGATCCGAACTATGCCTGGCTAAAGGACCCTGGCAGTCCCCAGCGCAGTCTCAAGCTGTTGGTCGCCCGCGGTCCGGAGTGGCAAAGGCCGATCCAGCAGGCAGCCCACCGAGTGCGCGGGCGCAGGAACGCGATCACCCTCTCGGACGTCCGCGGCGGCCTCGAGGGAGAACTCGCGCTGTACACGCAGACGGACGAAGAGCGCCAAGCCCTCCACCTGCTGCTCGACACCGGCGTCATCCTGCTATGGCAGGCAGCACCTGGGCACGGAGTCGACGACATGTACGTCAGCGTCGGCGCCATCAGCGAGGAGCGGGGCGGCGGAACCTCGTCCGACCCATGGCGCACCTGGGCGCTGCCCCTGACCCAGTCCGACATGCCCACCACCGTCGGCGTCGCAGGCTCCGGCACGCGCACCTGGCAGGACGCCCTCACGGAGAACGCCACCTGGACGGATGTGCTCGCCCGGTACGCCACGTGGGAAGCAGTTCTGCTCGACCAGTAGGGGGTGAGCGTGTACGCAGTCTCCAGCAGGTTCCTGGCGGCTCTCGCCGAGTCCCATGTGGTCGTCACGAAGGTGATCTTGTTCCGGGCCGACGGCGGCGTCGAAACGCTGGACCACATCGACGGCAGCGTCTCCGTGGACCGCAAGTCAGCGGCACGCCGGACCTGCTCGGTCACCCTGGCCGACCCGGCAATGATCCCCCGTACCGCCGTCGACAAGGCGTCCGTGTACGGCGCTCAGCTGCGGATCCTGCGCGGGATCCGCTACAACGACGGCGCCGAGGAGCTCATTCCGCTCGGCCTGTTCCGCCTCGACGAGGTCTCCGGCGACGTTGACGAAGGGCCGGTCACCCTCTCCGGCAAAGGCCTCGAGGCAGTGATCGCCGACGACCGGTTCACCACCCCGTACCACGCGACCGGCACCGCAGTCGGCGCCATCACCTCCCTGATCCAGCGATCGATTCCCACCGCCGAGATCAACTCGACGGCCGTCACGGACGCCACCATCGGAGCCCGCACCTGGGACATCGAGGGAGACCCGTGGGCTGCCGTCCTCGAGCTCGGCGCAGCAATCGGCGCGGAGGTGTACTGCGACCCCGAGGGTGTTTTCGTCCTCGCCGAGCTCCCGGACCCGCTGACCACCACCCCCGTGTGGACCATCGCCGCCGGCGAGGGCGGCACCTACGTCAGCGCCGACCGAGGCATGTCGCTGGACGCAGTCTTCAACGGGGTGCTCGCCCGCGGCGAAAACACCGAGGAGGGGGTCGCACCCGTCTCGTCGCTAGTCGTGGATACGGATCCCGGCAGTCCCACCTATTGGGACGGGCCGCTCGGACACAGGCCCGACTTCATCACGTCCCCCACCCTGGTCACGACCGGGCAGTGTACGTCGGCTGCCACGCTGCGCCTGCGAGCCACCACCGCATCCAACGCGACCGCCGACGTCACCTGCCTACCCAACCCGGCCCTGGCCAGCGGCGACGTCCTGCGGATCGTCTACCCCGACGGCACGGCCGAGCTCCACCAGGTCGCCTCCTTCGACATGCCCTTGAGCGTCGACGGCCTGTGCACGCTCCGCACCATCAGCGCCAAGGAGGACGCGTGAGCACTCAGCGCCGCGTCTGGGCCGACCTCGCCGACGCCCTACAGGGGCAGGTCCAACAGGCCAGCGACCAGATTCCCGGAGTTCGCGGCGCCGACTGGCGACTCGCCGTTGTCGCCAGCATCGGTTCCACCGGCACGGTTACCACCACCGACGGCATCGTCGCCCGCCGCGCCGCCGACTACCTCGCCCCCGCCATCGGCGACACCATCGTCATCACCGTCTCCGGCTCCGGCAACTGGCTCGCCCTCGGCAAGACGGCCGCGGCCAGCACGGCCGGCACGTGGCAGGCGCTCTCGTACAACGGCACTTGGGCCGCGTGGGGTGCGCCCTACGGTGCTCCGGCGTACCGCATCAACTCGGACGGGACCGTGAGCCTTTCGGGGCTGGCCCGCGCGCCGGCATCCACGACGACGACTTCCACGATCGCCACCCTGCCCACTGCGGCCAGGCCGCCGGTCCTCGTCCGCTGCACCTGCATGATCTCCACCGGCAACGCCTCCCCCCTGGAGATCACCACCGCTGGGTTGCTCCAGATCACGGACTTCACCGGCACTGCCGTCTGGGCTGCCCTCGAGGGCGTCAGCTACCGCATCACCTGAGAAAGGGGGCCCCGCGTGCCCACCACCGACGCCTACGGGCAAGGCATACAGATCGCCTCCCTCACAGACCCGCCGAACGCTGCGACCCTCGCGCAGAACCTGGCGGCCGTCGTTCCCCAGATGGTCATGCGGTTCGCCTCCGTTGCCGCCCGCAATGCAGCCATCGCCAGCCCCATCGCCGGCATGACCGCCTGGGTCACCGCCGAGAAGTTGCTCACGGTGTACGACGGCACCAGCTGGGTGAGCACGGCCACGACGGTCAAGCCGATGTTCATCGGCAGGCAGACCATTACGCAGTCGGTGGCCAACACGGTCTGGCTGCCACTGACCATGGACACCGAGGTGCTGGACACCCACGGCGGACATTCCACCGTCACGAACACCACCCGGTATACCGCCCAGCTCGCCGGCTGGTACGAGGTCCGCGGGCGCGCCGCGTTCGCCAACAACACGAACGGCAGCCGCGGCTGCCGGGTCCACTACAACGGCACGTTCATCCAAGGGGCGGCCAACATCGCGGCGGCCGGAAACCTCGCCGGGATCATGGAAGTCACACACACTCTCTTCCTCGGCGTTGGCGACTTTGTCGAAATCGCTGGTGGCCAGAACTCTGGCGGCTCCCTCTCCACGGCCTACGTGAACGAAGCCGGTTCGTACATGTACGTCACCTACATCAGCGCCTAGCCCCGAGCGCCACGGAAGCGAGATCTGCATGGGCATCTACGGACAGGACTGGGCGTCGTACCAGACCAGCCAGCCGGACATCACCGGGCTCTCCTTCGCCTTCGTCAAGATCACCGAGGGGCTCGGGTACGTCAACCCGAAGTGGACCCGCCAGCGCGATCACGCGAAGGCTCACGGCCTGGTCTGGGGCGGCTACCACTACCCCCACATGGCCAACAGTCCCAAGGCGGAGGCCGACTACTTCCTCGCGCAGGTCGCCTGGCAGCCCGGCGACGTGATCATCCTCGACTGGGAGGGCTACGACGACGCCAACCAGGGCGTCAGCCAGGCCCGGCAGCTCGCGTACAAGGAGGAGTGGCTGCGGTACGTCAAGGCGAAGATGCCGCACAACCCGGTCGGCATGTACTGCAACACCTCGTACTGGAAGAGCGTCGACACGACTGGCTTCTACGGCGACTTCCTCTGGATCGCCACAGGCGGACGCAAGGCCGGCGACCCCGGCATCCAGGCGCCGTGGCTGTTCCACCAGTACACGGACAGTCCCGTCGACACGAACTACAGCCACCTCGGCAGCGCCGCGGAGCTCCGCACCTGGGCGGCTTCCTTCGCTGCCCCCTCCAAGCCCGCCGACCGGCGGCGTCTCGATGAAGAAGTGAGGTAGCCATGGCTCTTGTGATCGGTGAGGTCAAGTCTGGATTCCTGGCGGACGGCCCCCAGTTCGGCACCCTGATCCCGCTCCCGCCGCAGAACGGCGGCGCGATCGGCTGGGGTGGCGTCTACCTGTCCTTCGCCTGCGACTTCGGCGACGCGACCCTCCGCACCGCCGTCTACAACAACGGCGCCTGGCGCATCGGCGAGCTGAAGGTCGCCTCGACGGGCGGCCGTGTCTCGCTGCCCATCCGAGACGGCGACCAGAAGGTCTCCATCGGACGCGTCAAGTCCGGGTCGGCCGACCTGGGCAACTGCCCTGTCGGCTACATGATCGAAACCACCCTCAAGGCGTAGGACGGACCCATGAAAATCTTCAACCGCGAGCCGGCTCTCTGGCTCGGCCTCGTCGCCATCGGCGTCAAGCTCCTCGCAGCGTTCGGCCTCGATGTCAGCGCCGACCAGCAGGCCGTCATCAACGCCGTCGCCGCCGCGCTCGTCGGCCTCATCCTCGCTGTCATGGCGCACGACGCGATCGGCGCTGCGGTCCTCGGTTTCGCCCAGGCCGCCCTCGCGCTCGCCGTCGGATTCGGCCTCGACTGGTCTGCCGAACAGCAGGCCGTCGTCCTCGCCGCCGCAGCCGCCGTCGTCGCCATGTGGGACCGCACCCAGATCACCGCTCCCGTACCGGCCGCCGCGGTCCCCCGCCCGCTCTCGGGCGTGTAGGTGCGGTGCCGTGCGGTCCGGCGGCTCAGGCGTCAGCTGGGCCGCCGCGGCACGATCCTCTCCTGCTACGGCTTCGTGTGGCTGCTCGTCGGATGGGGGCAGATTGTCCAGCCGCAACCCGACCAGCGCGGGCTGAAAGTGGCACTACTTCTGATGCCACTCACCTCGTGGGCATGGTGCTGGATCGTCGCTGGACTGATCGCGTTGGTAAGCGCATGGGCTCCGCCGGGCCGTGACGCTGCAGGCTTCGTGGCCCTGGTACTGATCGTCGTGCCGTGGATGACGACCTATCTGGCCTCCTGGCTCCTCGGGGACTACCCCCGCGGCTGGGCGGCGGCAGCGGTTTGGGCGGCAATCACCGTCCCAATCATGGTGGTGCTGGGGTGGGCAGAGCCGCCCCGGCGGAAGCGAGTGGAGCCCCCTTATGAGTGTTGAGACCTGGGCGTCGGTAGGCGTGTCGGTGGCGACTGGCGCATGCGGCGTGTGGGCGGCCCGCGCCGCACGCCGGACGCCCAGGCAGGAACGCCGCGATGACTTCGTGGCCGTCAGCGAGCAGCAAGGCAAGGCCATCGAACGACTCGAGACGCGGATCGCGCTCCGGGAGACCGAGGCCGAATTGCAGCGAGAGAAGCTCTCCGAGAACGACGAGGCCATAGCCTGGCTGCTCGTCCGCATTCGCGACCTCGTCGGGTCCATCCGCAAGACCGGAGGCGAACCCCCCGCTCCTCGGCCGATGTCCGCCAGAGCGGCGCGCGTACTCGAGCGCAGCGACGTGTGAGAACTGGAGTGCGACGTGGATCCTGAACCTGCGCCCACGCCTCGAAGTCCGAGGCCGCCGCTTGCCGACGTGGCCGCCCTCGTCGAGCTGGGCCTCCTCCCGCCCCAGAGTCAGCCACCTCCGGATCTGCCAACAGAACCGCCGGCTGAGGAGCAGGCGAACACGCTCGCCCTCGACACAGCGCTCGCGGAAGCAGGCATCGCCCCCAACCCGACCGACAGCGTAGCGATTGCCGAGCTGGCGAAGCTGGACCCGGCCGTCATCGACGCCATCGCCCGGTGGGTCCAACGCGACGAGAACAAGGAATGAATGACGTGCCCCCTCCTTCGGGAGGGGGCGTTTTGCCGTGTCAGGGCGCCAGCTCCTTCTTCACCTGTTCCACCTGCGGGCCCGTGTCTGCCTTCGGCATCGCCCACCGGTACGCGGTCCCAGCGCCGTCCACGTACACCAGTGTCCCGCCGGCCTGTACGGTTTTCAGGTCGAAAACCTGTCCGTCCCATACGAAGCTGCCGGGCTGGATCGGCCCTCCCGCGTTGAAGCTCTCGGCCACCACGTTGAACGCGGCGCCGTTGCCCTGCTCGATCGCTTGCCCGTCAGGGGCGATCCAGCTCCAGCCGCCACCGCTGATTGGCGCGGCCTGTGCGGCAGCCACCGCGGTCATTGCCTGGACCTTCACCGTGACGAAGGCGAACGACTCCGTCTGCGGCTTCTCCAACGTGGAACCTGCGGGCAGGTAGGCGATCGTCGTGGGCGTCAGTTGCAGACGTCCCGTGCCGCCAGAGCCGACGGTCTCCGACGGGGTGCCGAGCGCGAGGGCCTGCGGCGCCGCGGGCGCGGAGGCGGCAGCGGTGGGTGCTCCGGTCCCGCCGGGGAGAGGAACGGGATCCGGCTTCGCGTCGCACGCGGCGACGGCAGCCAGCAGGAGCAGGGTGACAGGAACGGTACGCAGGCGCATGGCGACCCCCAGGTGGTTGAAGATGCGACCGTACCGCCGAGGGCCCTGCGCCGGGACCCTGTTGCGGAACTGCGACCTCCGGGCGAGGTCACTCGCGATAACCCCCACCTAGCGAAGACCCGTTGGGATGTTGAGGCCTCGATAAGATGCCATATCGGCGCCCGGAATTGGTACAATTGAGCATGCCTCAGATCCCCGCCGCAGCACCTCTGCCGCGCACCTCGTTCCACGAACGCATCCCGGTCGAGGGTGGCTATCGGTACAGGAAGATCAGCATCAACAACCGGCAAGGCGACACCTGCCTCCACACTCCCCACCCTCCCGCCGTCGGCGACCTGATCCAGCTGTGGGATGCGACCGAGCGGCGCGGGGGCATGTACCAGGTGGTGGCCCGGCAATGGCTCCACTCCAGCTACGGTTCCATGGACTGGCCCACTGGACAGTCGGACTCCAGCGTTGGCCCCCTCCTGGACATCGTGGTTGAGGCTGCCGAAGGTGTCTTCCGGGACGAAGCCCCGAGCGAGGAGGCGTGAGCTCGGTGGCGGGCGAGCTCGTCCCGCTGCAGGCCACCGCCCCAGCCGCCTACGACCCGGCGACCCTCGCCGTCCTCGCCGCCATGGAGCAGGCCGCCGAGGAACACCTCGACTCCATCCGCCCCCACAACACGAAGCGGGGGTACGAGAACGACTGGGCGCTCTGGGAGCAGTTCCATGGCTGGCTCGCAGCGCGCACCGGCCACCGGCTTCCGCTCACGGCCGTCACCAAAGGCACCCTCGTCGGGTTCGTCGTCTGGCTCGACACCATCAAGCTCGCCGCCCCGGCCAGCATCGACCGGCGGATCACCGGCGTCACCGTCACCGCGCGGGCGCAAGGCGTCGAAGTCCCCAAGGCAGCCACGGTTGCCGCCCGGCAAGCGCTCAAGCCCCTCAAGGCCGACCCCGACCGCATCGCCCGAGGGCGAGGCAAAGCCCCCGCCGCCACCCCCGAGCAGCTCCGTCAGATGTACGCCGCCGCCCCCGCTGGGCTCGCCGGACTCCGCGACCGCGCCCTGTGGTTGATGGCGTTCGGGATCGCCGGCCGCTCCGCCGAAGTCTCCGCCCTCCGCACCGATGGCATCAAGCATGTCAGCAAAGGACTTGACGTCCACGTCCCCTCGGTCAAGCAGCGCCCGCCCCGGGACGTCGTCGTCGCCTACGGCAAGAACCCCGACACCTGCCCCGTTCGCGCCTGGCTCACCTGGAAGGCTGCCGCCGGACTCACCAGCGGCCCCGCCTTCCGTCCCGTCAGCGTCCACGGACACCTCGGCGACGACAGCCTCTCCCCGTCCGGCTGCCAAGAGGTCATCTCCCGTAGCGCCGAACGGGCCGGGGTCGCCGTCCGACTCACCGGACACTCGATGCGGGCCGGGTTCATCACCGTCGCGCGGAAGGCCGGCAAGCGGGAAGAGAAGATCCGCGCGCAGAGTGGGCACGCCGCCAACAGCCCCGTGTTCTGGGGGTACATCCAGGAAGCCGACCGCTGGGTCGACGCCGCAAGCGACGACATCGGACTCTGACCAGGACTTAAGGGAACGTTATGCGCTGCTCATCAACCAGAGGAGAGGTCGTGCACGATCGCGAGGAAACGCTCAGCCACCTCTACAAGATCTTCTATGACGACCTTGGCATGTGTGGGTGCGGCAACCCGGACGAGGCCTACGACCTGATCCGGGACCTGCTCGCCCTGACGCCACTGCACGAGGGGAGCCGGTGGCGGCGCGCGGAAGAGCTCACCGGCCGTGGCGCCACCAGCCACATCATCCTGTCGTCGCTCGACAGGGCCGGCCTGCTGGAGCACGGCTCCAGTCTCAGCGGCGCCTGGCTGACCGACAAGGGTGAGTGGTGTCTGGCGGCCATGCGCGCCGTCGAGTTCAACGACCTGGATGGCACCGGCCTGCCACACGACGGCAACGAGTGCATGGACAAATGCTGGACCATAGCGATGCCCATGGTCTGACCGCCCTGCCACACTGGAGCCACCCGAAGGAGGCGTCATGTCCGGTCCGTTGATCGTCGGAGCGTTCAGCGTGTACGGCATCTTCGCTGCGGTCGTCTGGTTCTGCCGGCAGGCGAACAGGATCATCCGCGACAACCCGCACCCTTAGGAGGCGCCATGCCTGACACGCCCACCGAACTGCCGTGGGGCACCGACTGCGAGCCCCCGTCGATCCCCTTCGAGGACACCCGGGACCCGCTCGACAAGTGGGAGCAGCCGGACGGCTCCTGGTCGGATGAGCTGACCGCGATGGTGGCCGAGTGTGAGGCTGGCACGCGGACGACGATTCCGTGCCCGGTCTGCGGCCGCGACGCAACCGGGTTGACTGTCGACTACGTCAACGTGGAGCCTTTCATGCTCGCCCCGACATTTCCCCGGTACACAAGATCGGCTCGGGTGTTCACGCTTGCTCCCTGCGGCCACGTCCTCAAGCGATAGCCGCGTATCACACTGGCCCCGAGCCCCTGATACGGGCAGGCGTACCGGACGCTTGATCGGCGTCTGCGCGGGGCGGGCAGCGCGAACCCCTGCGCCGGGGAGGGACGTGAAGTCCCGGCCCACCACCATCGCCGAGAAGGTCCCCAGCTTCAGGCTGGGGGCCTTCTCTGTTGGCGAGTCAGCTGTCGGAGCGGTCGGTACGCTTGCCCTGGCCCGGTCGGTTCTGGATGGCCTCCTCGACCTGGCTTGCGCGGTACAGGTGCTGGGGCCGGTTCGACTCCGGGTGGGGGCGGGCCGCGACCGCCTTGACACCCCATCGGGCGAGCGTCTTGCGGGCTGTCGCCGAGGGCTTCTGCCCCTTGTAGCCCAGTCGGACCGCCACTTCGTCGATGTTGATGAGCTCGTGCTCCTCGAGGATCGCCATCAGGTCGACGGACTCGACGATGGCGGTCAGGTCGAGGTCGCCGTACTCGTCGGCGGGGTAGCCGTCGAAGTTCTTGTCTTCGTCGTTGTAGGGGCCGATGAACTCCAGGCCGTTGACGTACACGCCGGGTGGCAGAGCCTCCTGGATGGCAACCAGGTAGGCGGCCTCAACCTCGTCAAGGTCGTAGTCGTCGGGGTAGTCCCCGGCTGCGGTGCGGACCGTGCTGGCGGCGCTGAGCTCGTGGCCCTGGACGTTGTACCAGCTGCCGTAATCGGTGGTGACGGCCATGATGGGCTCCTTTGGTCACTTGGATCAGATGGCAGCGGCGGCCTGGCGAATGCCAGCGACGGCGCCCAGGAAGACCTCGCGGGGCGTGGCCTCACGGGACTCGCCGAAGCCAAAGCGGGCGTGGAACCGGCTGTCGGTGACGTCGAACCACAGCTTGTCGATGCTGGTGGCGAGCTTGCAGCCCTGCGAGTTGGAGACCAGCTGGCCCTGCCAGGTGGCGCCGGAGATGCTGCCCGTGCCGTAGAAGGACAGTTGCAGGCCGGCGAACTCGGCCCAGTTGCTGAAGTAGATGCGGTCCATGCCGTTGCGCTGCCAGCGGCTGCCGCCGATCGCGGTGAGGGCCTCGGGGGTCAGGATGGCCTGCTTGGTCTTGCGGGCCAGGCGCCGGGCGCCGATGGCGATGCGGCGGGCAAGGGAGGCGGTGTCGATGGCCCACTTGCCGGCCGTCTTGGTGGCGGCGACGACTCCTCGGCGGCACCAGATGCGGATGGTGGCGGCGGTGACCTGGGCTTCGGTGGCGGCGGTGGTGGTGTTCATCGGGTTCCCCTCTCCCTTGCGATGATTCAACTTTGACATACGTATGGCGAAGTTGGCAAGGGGGGTAACTCGAAAGAGTGAAGGGGACGTTCACGCAACGATCGGACGGCCGAACCCGCCCGTCAGGCAAGACAAGAAGCGGGCTCGACCTCATCCGATCCACATCGGAAGGCAACAGGCTCCCACGAATGCACCGCTCATGAGGCTCAGTTGGCCGCATTGTCGGCGGCGCCACCTAGCATGAGCACCACAACATCGGCACCGAGCACGCGGGGATGCGGCTGGGCGGATGTGCGCTACCGCCCGTCGGACCCCTCGGGGACAGCGACCGACGGGCGGACCCATGTCGCCAGCTACTGATCCGTTTGCTCGACGCCGGTACCCCCTCGCGCCGTGATCGTGGCATCCCTATCCTCGACCAGGGGTGCAGCATGACTATCGAAGATCAGTCCCATCAGCTCCCTGTCGTCGTCGCTGAGACTCGGGTCTGCTGCGACTTTCGAGGAAAGCATCATTGCGTTGAACCGGCGGGCGAAGGTCTCGTTGTCCATCACCCAGGCAGCGTAGCGATGTGGTAGCGGTGCGTCACCAGGTCTCGGGATCGATGAACGGGATCGCGTCAGGCGGCTGGCGGCTCCGGGTAGCGGGCCGCCTTCTTCACCGCTGCCTCGACCTTGTTCCGCGGCTCGCCGATCTCGACGGCGTAGGCGGTCACCGCCGCCTGGACCTCGCCAGCACGGTCCCTCCAGGCCGCCCAGGCTCCGGGGGACGCGTTCTCGCGCACGGCAGCATGAGCCGCATCAGAAGCGCGCTGAAGCTGGATCAGATCATCAGTGAGTTCGATTGCCACGCCCGGATCTTAGGCGGCAGGTACGACAGACGCCCGCAGCCACTCGCCGAGCAGCAGCTGGTACTCGTCGGATCCCGCACCGCCCGCCAGCACGAGCGCACGGATCCGCTCGTTCAGCTCGGACACGCGGTCCTCGGCGGCAGGGGTTGGGATCATGTCGCACAGGATATCGGGCACCACCCACAGGCCTACTGCTCGAGGCGGTAAAAGACCTTCCCATCACGGGGTTCGGCGCCGAGTGCCGCGTAGAAGGCGAGCGCCGCCGGGTTGTCGGCGTCAGCCGTCCACTCCACCCGCGAGCAGCCCGCCTTACGGGCAGCGTCCTGCAGCGCGGACATGAACGCCCCGGCGACACCGCGGCGCCGGGCCGACTCCCGCACGTACAGCTCCTTCAGGTACAGGCTGGTGTCGGCCCCGGCGGCAGGCCAGAGCAGGCTGTACGAGGCCAGGCCGAAGACCTGGCCGCCGTCACGGGCGAGGAGCACGGTCGCCGCCGGCCGGGCCGAGAAGAGGGCGCCGCGGATCTGCTCGGGATCCCCGGGGGTCGGCTGCCCCCCGTAGTAGGCCTCGATCTCCCCGAGGATCTCGGAGATGACGTCAACGTCTACTTCGGTGGCCTGCTCGATGCGCACTCGTGTTCCTCTCGCCAGGGGGCAACGCCAGCACCTCGCGCAGCACCCGCACTTCCGGCACCGTCCGTGCCTCGGGCACCCTAGCCGCGACTTCCCGCGCCCGGTAGATGATCAGCGCAGACCGGTGCTCCTCCGGCAAGTCGACGATCGTCGTCGTCGCACGGACTGCGGCCCCCGCCGCGTCCCCGCGAATCGCCGACCCTATGGCCTGGTCCAGCGCGATCAGCGCACGGTCGGTGTGATCCCGCAGTGGATACAGCTCCAGCGCGCGCGCCTGCTGCTCGGCCGCGCGCTCGACGTCCCCGAGGTGGGTCAGCGCGTTCCCCGCATGAAAGCGGAGCTGACTCTCGCTGTACCCGAACGCCGAGCCGATCCGGTCCGCCTCCGGCAGCCGCTCCAACGCAACCTCCGCCCGCCCGAGAGCTTCGACAACACCGTCCCGCTGCCGCAGCACCGCCAGGGCACGCGCCTCGAGCGGTGCGGCCAGCGCCGGCCCCACGCATGGCAGGCCGCCCGCAAGATGCTGGGCCCGCGTCGCGAGCTCGACCGCACCCTCCATGTCGCCGCCGTAATACAGCTGGTACGCCTCCTGCGCGTACATCCACGACAGCGTCGCCCGGTCCTCAGCCGCCGCTGCGGCAGCCCTGCCGGTACGCCACCACGCCCGCGAGCGGCTGTCGCCGAGCTTCAGCAGCGTGAGCGCCATCAGCCCCGACATCTGCGCCACAGCGACTGTCAGCCGCTTCCGCGCGGGCGCCGGCTGCCGGTGGGTGAGGACCAGCCGAAGGTCTGTGAAGTCGGCCAGCAGCTCTGGCAGCAGGTCACCCTCCGGCCTGTACCGGGTCGCCCGGCCGTGGCGGGCCACCGTGTACTCCCAGTCCTCCAGCGAGACCGCTGTCATGGGGCCGGCGGCCAGTGCCTCATGCAAGCCCTGCTGCAGCGCGTCCGCCTGATCGAGCGGCGACGAGCCAGGCCGGACATCAGCGAGGGCGATCAGCTCCCCGCCGGCTCCGAGGGCCTGGTCAAGGGCAGCGGCGATCGTGGCGGTCGGCTGCCGCTTGCCGGTCTCCAGGTCGCTGACGTGCGTTTTCCCGCAGGCTGCCAGGCGTGCGACGTCGCGTACTGACCGGCTGCCACGCAGGCGCCGTAACGCCTGACCGAACGTCTCATCCATGCGCGCACCTCGCTGTCCGCGGTATCCGCACCGTTGCGGACGGGAGCGGACACACAGGCGCTCCCCCTGACGGTCCGTACACGAAAGGCTAGTGGCGAGCACACGCCGTAGTGAGGCAAAGGAGAAACCCGTGCCCGCCGACACCCCTGCCCTCGACGCCGCCAGCACCGCCCGCCTCCACGGCGAGGCCTGCTGGGACTGCGGCGCCGTCACCACCACCCTGTACCCGGACGGAGCCGTTACGACCGCCGCCGGCCAGGAGTGGGAGATCCGAAAGTGCATTGCGCACCGCACCCTCACCAAGCAGCAGGAACGCGGCCAGGCCTGCGTCCACTGCGGGATCATCCTCGACAACGCCACCGCAATCGACCTCGGGACACAAACCGCGCAGCGAGCCGACGTACTCATCCGCTGGTTCCCGCGAGCCTGCCCGCAGCACGGGGCGACGACGTGACCGCCGCCGACCGGATCTGCTGCGTCTGCGACCAGCCCATCACCGGGCCCGCGAACGTGATCGTCAGGGACAGCGCGAGCGGCGCCCGCCCCAACGACTACAGCCACAAAGTGGGCGACGCGGAGTGCGTCCCACGGCGGAACGTGACCGCGATGATGGCGCGCCACTTCGCACGCCGCCCCTAGACCCCCGCCTCTTCCGCTGCGGCGGCGGCGGGAGAGGCGGGAATCCGTCCCTCGAGCGCAGGAGTGGGAGCCCGCCAGTTTGGCTGGTTCGCATCCACGAATCTGGGGCACGAGACAGTAGTCACCGGGCTGTAAGTCATGGTGTCAGATTGACGGTTGGTAACAGATTCGCAAGGGGTGCGAACTCTGCGTCTGCATATATGCGAGTGACACCTACCGCTCACGGCATATGCCAGGCAGGATGGATATCGAGCGTGTGACCGAAACCGGCCGCACGCTCACCGTTACGGCAGCAGGTCTCGGACAGGGCAGCGGAGGACGGCAGCGATGCGAAGCAAGTGGCTGTACCGGGCGTCAGCTCGACCCATCTCGATGCGCTGGTAAGTCGCCCTAGGGATGTCAGCTGCGAGGAAGACCTTCTCCTGGCTTAAACCGGCGTCGCAGCGGAGGGCGGCAATGCGCCGCCCCAGGAGCTCGGCAGGCGTCGGTGGCGACGGCCTCGCCGCCCCTCGCGCCTGCTGCTGGTCCCGGTCGTGCACCCACAAACGTTGTGGGTTTCATGATCATAAGTCAGCCTCACCAGTGAGGCCATCTCCATAGCTACCCCCCGAGGCAATTGCAGGCAGGCGTTGTTCTCGGGCGGGTATGAGTGAGCCCCGCGCCCTCCCCATGGGCGCGGGGCTCCTCTGTGCTGGGACTTCCTCATCTCCACAGGGGGAGTTCCCAGGGAGTTCCTGGGGAGTTCAGGCCCCCAGGGAGCGGTCAGGGGGCGGCAGGTCGCTAACTAACGCAAGGCAACGCAAGGTATCGCAAGACTTGGAACCTGCAGGTCAGGGATCATCGGTCAGCACTCGATGACGTTGACCGCGAGACCGCCGCGGGCGGTCTCCTTGTACTTCACCTTCATGAGAGAAGCCGAGTCGATCACGCTGCTCACCTGCGCGAACTGTGATGGGATCACCAGCTTCGGGAGCCTCAGGGAGTTCCCAGGGAGAATGGTCCGAGGCCCTTCCGCGAACCAGCCGCTCATCGCCTGCAGGCCACGGGCCCCTGCCTCCGGCATGAAATGAGCATAGTGCTCCATCGTGATGTTCGGCGAGGCGTGCCCAAGCCACCGCGACAACGTCACTGGCGACTCGCCCGCCTCCAGTTGCACCGAGGCGAACGTGTGCCGGCAGACGTGGAACATGTCCTTGCGTGCCACCTCGTACACCGGTTTGGTGCGGCGCCGCCCCTGCCGTTCCTTCTCTTCCTTCATGCCGATGATCTCGATTACGCCCGCCTTGGCCAGCGCGCGCTTCCAGGTGAGGTCGTTCCAGGTGCGGTAGTAGATGCGCTTGCCCTGCGACGTGGACAGCAGCAGGTTTACCGTGATCGGCCGCCGCTGTCGCGCTTCCAGATCCGTCTCCGGCTCCTCCGGGTTCCGCCAGGGCAACTCACAGGAGAGTGGAGGGAAGACCTCAACGGCCTCGCGGATCCGGCTGAGGATCCCAGGAGGAACGGGGACCTCGCGCACCTTGTCGCCCTTGGGGAGCCGGTAGTACGGCTGCCCCGCGGCCGTCCAACGGAGCTGCCGATTGACATGGATAACGCCAGCCTCGAAGTCGATGTCCTCCAGGCCCAGCCCGAAGGCCTCACCCTGACGCAGACCCGCGCCGACCCCAAGGTCAAGAGCCAGGCGGTAGCGGGGCTGGAGGTGTTCACGGACCGCCAGCGCGGTCGCCTTGGTCCAGGCTTCAGCCTTGCTTTTAGGCTTCTTCGGCGCCTGCACGGACCGCGAGTGTCGGCAGGGATTGCGCGCGATCCGCTGGTCGTCGGCCGCGGCTTCGAGGATGGTGTTGAGGTGAACCCAGATTACATGGGCAGACCCTTCAACCCGGCTGAGCAGTTCAGCCTTGAAGGTTCGGAGTGCGGAAGCGTCGACATCCCTGAGACGTTTGTCCCCGAGCAGCGGGATGACGTGACCCCAGATGCGAGAGCGCATGGGGTCGCGAGTGGAGGGCTCATCGGTCCGGCCCGGCCACCAGTGCTCTTCGATGTACTCCTTCAGCAGCATGTCGCCGCGCCGCGGGTCGATGAACTCGCCGGTGGAGGTCTCATGCTCGGCCTTGGCCTTCCAGGCCTTGGCCTGGGCGAGCTTGCCGTCGGGAAACGACTTGGCCTTGACACCGGGAATCCCCGCGACCTTGTAGCGAAGGCCCTGTCCGTAGTACTTGGTCTTCTCGCGCTCGCCAGTCTCTTTGTTCGGGCGCTTGTTCAGCCAGCGGTCTTCGATGTAGCCGGCCACGGCCACCCCTCTCCGTTGAGGTCGTGAAGCCGGACCCGCAGCATACGTTCGGTCACACCGAGCTCGTCTGCGGCAGTGCGCACGTCGTCGGCCCACTGGGCGACAGCTGCGAGATCCGAGATGGCAATGAGCTTACGAGCGGCCAGCAGGTCCGCGCGACGCTCTTGGGGAAGGCTGAGCGGGTGAGCCGCTTCAAGGCCGACCCCGCATCCGAGATCGTCAGCCAGGGCATGCTCGACCTCGTGCGCCAAGACGCATAGTTCTTGTGCCGCAGAGAGCCCGGCCGCAACGACGATCTTCCGATGCAGGGGCGACCATGCACCCCAGGTGTCCCGAAGATGCACGCGCACGACAGGTATGCGCAGATCATCGAGCACTGCCAACGGCGAATAGGACATACGACCCCCACGTCCGTAAACCGCGTGGCAGGCGCTGTTGGAAACTCTTTGTACACCGTTTGACTACTGCGTGGAAAGTAAACGGTCCGAAAGTTACGGGCGTGTCGGGACTTGCGGCCCGTGGTGACGGGCCGTCACCTATCAGGCCGCTCGCGCTGTCACTCAGTGCCCGTCTTGCTCCATGGCGCGGAGAATGGCGTCCGCGTCGTCTGCGGGCACGCCTTCACCTAGTGCGTGAGGTCGGTAGGCGGCCAAAGAGAAGCCGCTCTGCTTGGCGGCGCCGACGGAAACCGACTCCAGCAGGTGCTGCACGGCGGCATCGAACTCGTCGCGAGCGGCTGCTTTTGCTCCGAGGGAGCTACAGAGCCGCCCGAACTCGTAGACGCGCGGGACGAGCTCGAGCACCTGAGCGGGGGTTCCTGTCGCGAGTGAACTGGCCTGCGACGATGCGCCGCCCTCCTCGATGGGAATGGGGTCTCCGCCGTCAAGGATCTGCTGGATACTCTCCGGTCGCCAGCCGTGCCCGACGGAGATCTTCACGAGGGTGGGTGGCTGATGCCTGCTGGGGACGTCGCCCTTCTCGGCGTTATAGACGGCCTTCTCCGAGACGCTGGCCTTGAGAGCGAACTCTGCGCGCGTGAGTCCTTCGATCTCTCGCGCGTTGCGGAACAAGCGGCCGAGCCTCTTCCACGCTTCTGGGTCGCGGTTCATGGTCTCCAGTCTCCACGCAACGACAAGCAACGCTAGGCAACAAGCTAGCAAGATCCGGCACCTAGTGACAGGCAGCTTCAGGCCGCTGACCTGCATCAACGCAATCTTGCCTAATCTTGCTCACCCATGCCTTGACTTGCCTGCCGAAACTTGCCTAATCTTGCGATGTGCAAGCGGGACGAAACCGGATCCGCAGCCAGCGGGAAGAGAGCGGCTTCAGCTTGACGGGCTTCGCCCAGCTGATCGGCATCTCTCCAGGGTGGCTCTCACGGATCGAACGAGGACAAGGCAACCCCGGCCCTGACCTGCTCAGACGGATAGCGCTTCGGCTACAAGACGAACGCAGCGCCCGAGCCGCCATCGCCGCGATCACCTACGAGAACGAGGGAAGTGATGAACGAGACCGCGACGGCTGAGGCCGTGCCGATGTACCTCTCGGCGAAGCAGTTGGCGAAGAGGTGGCACATGACCCTCAACGCGCTCTACACCGCCCGCTCTAAGGCTGACCGGGACTTCCCGCCCGGCTTCAGGCAGGGAAGGGGCCTGCTCTTCCCCCTCGACGGAGTGCTGGCACACGAGGCCAAAAAGAAGATGGCCGACCGGAGCTTCAACCCCGACCTCGACGCGTCGAACGCCCCCGTCGAGCGCAAGGCCGCCTAGCTGCGGCTGTTCGGCCCCGACCGCCGGTTTCTTCCCGGTCCCCGGCCGGCCGAGGGCCTCCCGATCCACCCTCACCTGCACGCATCCATGCAAGGAGAAGAGGACCCGTGAACGACATCATCGCCGGTGATCCGGCTCCCACCAACCCCGTCGACGCGACCCGCGCCGACATCCTCGCCGGTCTCCGGATGGCCGAGGACGCTTCGATCGTCGACGAGTCGCCCGAGGAACTGCTCGCCCGGTACGACGCCCTGAAGCGCGTCGAGATTCTGGCCGAGGCCGCCGACGCCGTGGACGCAGGCAAGCTCGCCTTCCCCGCCGAGGTCCGGGGTGGCGCCTCCTGGGCCGCGCGGATGCTGCGCCGGATGGCCGACCCGGAACCGTGGATCCCGAACGGCGGCCACCAAGACTCCTGCGGCTACGTCGGTGGCGTCACCGCTCGCTGCACCTGCGGAGGTGCCCGATGAGCGCGCCGACGATCGACCCCGCCCTGCTGTTCGCGGCCCTACTGCTGTCGCCTGTGCCGCTGCCCGTCGCGGTCGAGTACGCGGTGCGGACGCCGATCGACAGCTGGGACGGCCGGCCGTCCTGGCTGACGCTCGCTGACAGCGTCTCGCAGGACCGTGCCGTGGCCGAGCGGCACTTCCAGCCCGGTGACGTCCTGGTGTCCGGCCCGGCCGGTACCGCCCTGCACACCTGGGGGGCGGTCCGATGAGCGCGCCGCTGCCGCAGATCGCCCGCCTGGACGCCGACCTGCAGATGCTCGCCCTGAAGCGTCAGGCCACCGCCCGATTCCGTGCCGGCGAGCTGGCCGAGCAGCGGCACCAGCTCCTCGACCTCGACGCCGACTCGCTTCCGTTCCCCGGCGCCGTCTACGGCACGTACCTGAACTTTGGAGGCGCGTCGTGAGTGCCCCGATTATCGTCCGCCGGATCGACTGCTCGGTTGAGCCCGATCGGTTGTGCGGAGAGACCGAACTCCTCGTGTGCTGCGTGGCTGAGGACGAGAGTCCGGTGGCGCTGCTCCTCGACGACGAGGCACGTGCCCGGCTGATCAGCCTGCTGGGTGGTGCGGCGTGAGCGCCCCGACGGAGCCGCGTCCGCTGGAAGACCTGCTGCAGGACGCGTTCGCGGAGGAGGACCGCTGGTACGCGCAGTGCTTCGGTCCGCAGGGGCTGTGGTCGCCGGCCGTCTGGGTTCAGTACCGGCTCGATCTGCACCTCGCCCGCATGAAGGTCACGAACTGGGAGATCGCGTCATGACGTTGCCTTCGGAGGGGATGCGCCGGTTGAGTCCGGCTGCTGAGGCCTCGCTGATCAAGCGTCTGGCGGCCGAGCGGGCGACGACTGCGCGCTGGCACAAGGTCGGCTGCTCGTGCGACGCGTGCCGGATCCAGCGGCAGGCGTACTGGGACCGTCTCGTGAAGGCGGTGGCGTCGTGAGCGCCCGCCGTACCGAGGCGGTGACGTCGGTGCTCCTGTCGGATCTGCCGCCCGTGCTGGTGGCGCCGGCTCTGCTTCGGGGCCTGGGTCTGGTGGCCCGCGAGCCCGACCCGGATTTCGCGGACTCGGTGGCCGCTGGCTACGTCGAGGACGTCGAGTCGTTCGGCTCCCGGATCGGAGGCCTGTGATGGGCATCGACCCCGGCCCGCACGACGAGGCGCCGCTGGTGTCCCTGCCCGGGAACAGCGAGGACGAGGAGCGTTCGGCTGTCGCGTACATCGTGCGGCGGGTCCAGGACGCCGACCAGCGGGCCGTGATCCTCGCGGCCCTGGGGCTGGCCACCGCATCCGCCGGGCTGATCGGGCTCGGCCACCACATCCAGACCGGAGGCCACCGTGGCTGACACCAAACTGCCGGACCTCATCGGTTCGGTCCGCCTCTCCCCGTCCTGCTTGAGCCTCGCGGTGCTATGGCCTTCCCCTCCGCACCCGGCCCGTTGGGCAGTCACCGACCAGTGGGGTTCGACGGGCTACGAGTCCGACCACCGGGTCGCCGAGTGGTCGGTCGTGGGCGCGGTACCTCACAGCCCGGCCGCCGGAATGCCCCTCGATGGCCGAGCGGCGAACGCTGGGCCCGGCTTCTACCAGCCGGGTCAGACCTACCGCGACGGCGACGACTGGGCGTTCCGCTGCGACTCCATCACCAAACATCCCGAAGATGGCGAGCTCACAGCGCTCGGTTGGCGATTCTTCAAGGGCGGCTGGGAGCCGTATGCCTATGGGCCGGACGACTGGGAGATCTATCAGGTCGGCCTCCAGTTCGATGCTGAGGCAGGTGCCTCCGATGCATGAGCCGATGAGTCCGAAGCGTGAGGCGATCGTCCGCCGCGAGATGGCCGACACCACCTACGGCGGCACCTGGCACATCCGCGAGAACACGGTCGACGGGGTCGACGTCTGGGAGGTCACCCACCAGGGGACCGTCCTGGCGACGCTGCCGGACTGGGCGGGCAACCTGGCCATGGAGATCGCCGACGCCCCGGACAACATCCGTCAGCTGTTCGCCTCGGTCGACCAACTTCGCGCCGAGCTGGACGAGCGGCTCGCCGAACGCACCCGGCAGTTGAACGGGCTCCTCGACAGCCTCAGCTTCGACGAGAAGGCGGTCCCGGCGTGAGCCTCCTCGACATAGCCCGCCCGTCGGGTCTGCACCGCGCGGTCGACGAGGTGCACCGGCTCCGTCACCTGCTGGCCAAGGCGCACGCCGGCCTCGGCCTGATGCGCGACCAGCTCGACCAGGCACACGCCGCCCGGGATGCCGCGAACGCGAAGGTCAGCCAGCTGGGCGAGGTCACAGCCCAGCTCGCCGAGACCACGCAGCACGCGGACGCCCTCGAGGTCGAGGTAACCGCACTCCGGTCGCAGCTCGCCAACACCCGCAAGGTCGGCAGCCTTGCCGCCCACCCCGCAGTCGCGGAGACACAGCCGATCCCGGTCCTGCCGCTGCACCTCTCGCCCCTCGCCGGCACCAGCCCGACGCACGTACCGGGGTGGGCGCGATGAGCTACCGCCCCGTCACATCGTTCGTCGTCGACTGCGACATCTGCCTGAGGTCGCTGGAGAACGGGGACCACGTGGCCCTGTACGCCACGCAGGCCGAGGCCGACGAGCAGGCCGACGCGGCGGGCTGGACCACGACGGACACCGGCACGGTCTGCCCCCGCGAGGACGTATCGCACCGACTGGCCCGCCTGGCGCAGGCCCTCTGAACCCGTCGGGGCCACGCATCCCACGGACCGCGGCCCCGGCGCACCAACCACAACAGCCCCGGGCGGGCGACCACCGCCCGCCCGACGGCACCGCACACCCTCGATGAGGATCACGATGAGTACCGAACTGGTCAAAGCCCATCCGAATCCCGCAGGTGGAGCCCTCTCCCTGGGGACCATGACCCCTCGCGAAGCCTGGCTGTTCTGCGAGTCCCTCGCCGACACACCCCTCCTCCCCGACGCCTACCGCAACCGGCCCGCCTCCGTCCTCTGGGCCCTGGAGTACGGCCGAGCCCTCGGACTCGACGTGGTCACCACCATCACGACTATCCACGTGATCAAGGGGAAGCCGACTCAGTCCGCAGACCTCATGCTGTCCCGGGCCCGCGAAGCCGGCCACAAGGTCCGCATCACCCCGACCAATGAGTCGTGCGTCGTCAGCATCTGGCGGAGCGATGACCCCGAATTCGAGAACCGAATCGAGTGGACACTCGACGACGCCGTCACCGCAGGCCTGTGCGAGATCCGCAACAATCGCCCCTACTCCCGCAGCAGCAAGGGCGAGAAGCAGAGCTGGGAGAAGTACCCGCGGGCCATGCTCCGAGCCCGAGCCATCGCCGAGTGCGTCCGCGTGTCTTGCCCTGAGGTGCTGCACGGCGCCATCTACACGCCGGAGGAGATCGGCGCCAGGGTCGACGCGGACGGCCTGCCGATGGAGGCGGAGGTCACCCAGCTCCACCGGGTCAAGACGGGCGAACCTGACCAGTGGGCCACCCCCGCCGCGACCGTACAGGCGGCCGTCGCCGACCTGCCGCCCGACTCCCTGACGCCCGCTGGCCGTGACTACCTGCACGAGGCGCACAAGGCCCCCGACGCAGCCACCGTCCGCCTGATCTGGAAGGACGCCCAGTCCGAGGGCGCCCGCCCCGAGTACCTCGCGCAGATCGCCGATGTGGGCAAAGCGAAGGCCACCGCGCCGGCACCGGCCCCGGCCGAGGACGTCGTTGAGGCCGAGATCGTGGACGACCCCATCGCCGCGGTCGAGCAGCGGCTCCGCGCGACCGCCGCCAAGGCGGGCCTGGACAACCTCGACGAGGAGTTCCAGCGGTCCTACGGCATCGCCATCGCCGACGCCGGACTGCAGCAGCTCACCGAGATGACCCAGCTCCTCGGCGGGGTGGCGGCATGAGCCTCAAGGACGCCGCCGCCCAGGAGGCCTACCTTCGCACCCTCCTCGACGTCATCGAGGTGGCGTACAAGGCGAAGCGTGACGAGGTGCAGAAGCTCCTCGACCAGGCCGCCGCCGAGACCGGCACCCGGCAGATCGCGATCATGCTCCCGGATGGGACCGAGGTCGCGAAGACCAGCCTCACCTCCGGCAGCGCCGAGGCCCGCGTCACCGATCCCGACGCCTTCAAGGCCTGGGTTCTCGAGCACCACGCCGCCGAGATCGAGCGGCAGTTCGTGACCAGCGTCCGGCCCGCGTTCGAGAAGAAGCTCCTCGCCGAGCTGACCGCGGTCGGTGGGACGGGGTGGCCGGACCCGGAGACGGGCGTCATCCACGACGTACCCGGCGTGGCCATCGCCCCGGCTCGAGCGCGCGGCCACCGGGTGGCGTTCGGCAAGACGGGCCGCGACGCGGTGATGGCGGCCTGGCGGAACGGCCAGCTGGCCGGGGTTGCTCTACCGGAGCTGACGGCGGAGCCGATCCGATGCTCCCGCTGCCAGGACACCGACGGCCCATTCACCGGCTCCGGCCCGGACGCCTTGTGCGAGGCCTGCGCGCGACCCGTCCCGTAACAGCACTCGGGGCGCCGCGGCCCGAACCTGCGGCGCCCCGCCTCAAGGAGACCACACGACATGACCATCAACCACCGCGCGGAAGCCGAACGCCACCTCAGTAAGGCGTCATTCATGACCGGCGACGGGCCGCGGGCCATGCCCGTCAACCCGGCTGCCGCGGACCTCCACCTCCGCATGGCGCAGGTCCACGCCACCCTCGCCGCTGGCGAAACCCAGGCCGCTGACACGGCCAGCCACCGGGCGACGATCGTCGCTTACCGGTACGCGCTCGTCCGGCAGGTCGCCGAAGGGCTCGCGCTCAGCGAAACGGACGAGGCCCACCAGCACGCCAAGGGGCTCTCGCGGCACCTCGACGACATCGGCCACAACATCGACGCCGAAGTCGATCAGTACCTGACCGAGTACGTCGGCATGGACCTCGACACCGCCCTGAAGCCGCCGTCGGTCCGCCTGGCAGAGCGGGCCAACCTGCCTGACCCGTGGGGCGACACCCCGCCCTTCTAGCCCGCACCTGGGGATCGGCCGCGGGCCATGCGGCCGACCCCACCCCAAGCACAGCAGATCCGGAAGGACACCGCCATGACCGGTCAGCTCCAGATACCCGCCCCCGTCCCCACCGTCATCGACCCGGCCGCCGGCGAGGCAGCCAAGAAGCGCGGCACCAAGCGCATCGGCCACCTGGATCCCGAGTGGGCCGCCCAGTGCGACGACGCTATAGAGGCCATGGCCCGCCGCGGCGTCCCCTTCCAGGCCGCCGACCTCATCCGCGAAAACCTCGTCGGGGAACCGCCGCACCCGAACTGCTGGGGGCCCCGCTTCATCAGGGCCTCGAAGCGCGGAGTGGTCGAGCACGTCGAGTTCGGCGGGTCCCACCGGGCCACCGTCCACCGCAGCATCTGCCACCTGTGGATCGGCACCGCCGCATACCGGAGCGCCGCATGAGTCCCTCAGAGGCCGGCGCGGCCACCCTCACCGTGATCATCCTGGCGATCCTCGCCGCCTACCGGATCCTCTGCTGGCTCCTCGACCGGCACATCCGGGCCCGCCGCGAGGTCCGCCGCTGGCAGCAGACAACCAGCACCCGCCGCACCAGGGCCGACGTGGAGGCCGACCTCGCCGCAGCACGGGAAGCGCGGCAGCTGGTCGAACAGCACGCCTTCGACCAGGAGTTCGCCCGCATCATCGCCGCCGAGTTCCCCACCATCCCCCACCAGACCCGCCGGACGGAGGAAGATCAGTGACCGCGAAGAAGCTCCCGGCTCACGGAACGCTCTACCGCTACGCAGGACCGAAGGACAAGTCGTGGGAACCCTGCCGATGCACGCGATGCGTCGCCTTCCATGCACGGGCATGCAAGGTACGGGACGTCGAGCGCGCCTCTGACAACCCGCCGTCCGTACCCATCGGCCCGGTAGCGGAGCACGTCGACGAGCTGGTGGCGTCGGGCATGTCCTACGCGCTCATCGCAGTCCGCGCCGGGGTCGCACCCGCATCCGTGGCCAAGATTCACCGCCGCCGCGGCAAGTTCGCCCACCGGAACGTCGCTCGCCAGCTCAAGAGCGTCAAGGCGGCCGACTTCAACGACACCGCAAACCGGCCGGCAATCGGCACGACCCGCCGCGTGCAGGCCCTGTACGCCATCGGCCACGGAGCCCGCTCCATTGCGAGTGTCTCCGGACTCCCGGAACAGACGGTCAGCCTCGTCGCGAACGGCCACTGGAAGACAGTCAGCGGCTCGATCGCCCAGCCGATCCGCCTCGCCTACGCGCAGTTGGCTTGGCAGTCCGGCCCCAGCGCGGTTGCCCGGGCCCGGGCCAAGCGCCTCGGATGGCACAGCCCGATCGACTGGGAGGGCGACATCGACGACCCCGCCACCAGGCCCGAGGAAGCCGCGTCAGAGCCGGAGTCGCGTTCGAAGAAGCGCGATGAGGCCAGGCACCTGCTCCTCAGCGGCGAATCCGTCCGGGCCGTCCAGGAGCGCACCGGCGCCAGCCTCTCCTACGTCCGGCAGATCGCCCAGGAAGTCCTCGAAGGGCACGTCCGCGACCGCCGCCGACCCGCCGCGGCCTAGCCCACCACCACCACCCGCACCAGCCAGAGAGAAGACGCCCCGTGGGAATCCGCCTGTTCGTCGAGGTGCTGGACTACGCGCCAGCCGACCTGACTTGGCGCGAGCGGTACGCCCTGAGCGTCCTCGCGGAGAACGCCAACGATGGCACCCGGGAGTGCTGGCCGGGCATCGAGGATGACCCAACCATCGCTCAGCGCATGCGCCTCCCGGCCCGGTCCAGCCGGTACGAGGTCATGAAGGCGCTGCGCCTGAAAAAGGCCCTCGAGACCGTCAGCGCGGGGCGCCGGGGAAGCCGTGCGGTGTACAGGATCCCGGTCATGGCGCCCGCACAGGGTCCGGAAACCTCGGACCCTAACGAGCCCACAGGGTCCGGAAACCTCGGACCCAATGACGGAGATAGCGTCCGGGATCCCCGGACCCAAACCGAGAAAAAGGGTCCGGAGAACCCGGACCCTAACTCCGAGAAAGGGTCCGGGAACGACCCCGATAGGGTCCGGGAACCACATGGATTGGGTCCGGAAACCCCGGACCCCTTCCCCTCAGCCCCTCACTCCCCTCAAGAAGAAGATTCTTCTTCGCGGGCTGATGACTTCCTCGAAGCCTTCGGTGCGTTCTGGCTGACCTATCCGAAGAAGATCAACAGGGGCAAGGCCCAGGAACAGTGGATCGCAGAGATCCGCAAGGGCGCCGATCCGAAGCGCATCGTCGACGCCGCCCAGGCCTACGCCCGCTCCGTCGCTGGCAAGGACCCCCAGTACACGAGCTACCCCGCGAACTGGCTCCGCCTCGAGCGCTACCACGACGAGTACCCCGAGGCTCCCGCTGGCCAGCCCAACCTCCATGTTGTCCGCGACGGCCAGAAGCACCAGCCCTTCCAGCCCAACCCGAAGGCCAACTACCACAAGGGATTCGGATCATGACCGAGCCAATGACCTTCGGCGAGCAGGGCGCCGAACGCATCGCCCGCAAGCTCGCCGCCGTTCTCGAAGCGCGCGGCCTCATCGGAGTCGACCCGCTGCCGGTCGATGACTCCAGCGAACCCGGCCACCCCGAATACCACCGCCGCCGCCGCGCCGAATGGGCGCTGAAGCGCTGGCAGGCTGCAACCCCCTACCGCTACCAGGACGCCACGTGCGGTCACCCCAGCGTCCGTCAGTGGGCCCAGCGCGTCGCCACCGACCCCCGGACCGCCGGCTTCCTCCTCATCACTGGCCCGTTCGGCACTGGCAAGACCCACGAGGCCTACGGCGCGCTCCGCCTGATCGCCGACTGCGGACCCGAGAAGTACGAGTTCGTGGCTGTTACCGCCCCCGACATGTACGCCCTGATGCGGCCCGGCGGCAGCGAGCGCGGCACCGAGTACGAGGTGAAGCGGCTCAAGCGGATCCCACTCCTGCTGATTGATGACCTCGGCACCGAGAAGATCACCGAGTTCACCGAGGAGGCGACGTACCGGCTGCTCAACGAGCGCTACAACGAATCCCTCCCGACGATCATCACCAGCAACCTTGAGGCGGACTCCCGCAACGACGAGGGCGTCCGGCAGGGGCCCGACCTCACGACGACCCTCGGCGCCCGGATCACCGACCGGCTCCGGCAGATGACCACCGTCATCGGCATGGACGGCCCCAGTCGGCGAGGTGCCGCATGAAGGCCGACGACCCCCGTATGGCCGCCGTCGACTGCGCCATCGCCCGCATTGGCTACGCACATGGCCAGAACGGGATCGACGTAGCCACGCAGTGGATCACCGCACATGTCAGCGCAGTCCTCGCCGTCCAGAAGGGCCGCGCCCAGAACCCTGCCGCCTTCCCCGGGTTCGGCGAAGGCACCCCCGAGGAGACGGCTCGCCGGATCGTTGCCCGGCTCCTGGATGCCGGCTGGCGTCCGCCCGACACCGAATGTCTTGAGGTGAACCCGTGACCGACCGTCCCCGCTCCGCCCCGATGCCCGCCGCCCTCCGGCAGGGGCGCCCGCCCCGGCATCCCGCGCTCGCCGTCCGCTGCCCCCACTGCGCCGCCGCCGAGAACGTCCGCTGCACCACGATCTCCGGCCGCCATACCAAGACCGCCCCCTGCCCCGCCCGACTCGCAGCCCACGCCACCGCCACCGCCGTCTGCCCCACCTGCCAGGTAACGCCCGGCACCCCCTGCCACGACGACGGCATCCAACGCCCCGACAGCAGCCCCGTCCACAACCGCCGCTACGAAGAAGCCCAGGAGACCGCAGCGTGAACGACATGACGCCTACCGAGGAGATCCGCGCAGCCGCCGAGATCCTCCGAGCCCGCGATGACTGGGCCAGCGGAACGCTGATGTGGTGGCTCGCCGACACCCTCATGCTCCACGTCCCCGAAGGCGGCTATTGCGTCCGCGACGAGGACCAATGGCCGTGCCACGACATTCAGGCGGCCCGCAAGGCCGCTGAGGCCATCCGGATCACGAACCCGGCCGAAGCCGGAGGGACCGCCGCATGACCGGGAGTCCGACCCCGGCCGTCGGCCAGATCTGGCAGCACAACGACGAACGGAGCTACGGCCGTCGCATCCGCATCGCGGAGATTGACGGCACGCACGCTCTTGTCGAGCCGGTCATCGGTCGCGATCACGCATTGCTCCAATCCGGCCGACGGACCCGAATCCGCCTCGACCGCTTCCGTCCGACCCGCAACGGCTACCAGTACGTCGCCGAGGCCGACCGGTGACCGCCTCGACGGCCGAGCAGCAGGCCCGCTGGCAGGCCGACCTCGCCGCCGCCCTCCAGAACCCTCGCCGCCCCCGTTGGACCGGCGCCGAAAAGATCCGCCACCGCGCCGACCTCGAAGCCGCACTCAACGGCACCGACTGGCAGCAGCAGATCCCCGCCCGCCGACAGGCATCCCGCCAACCCAGGAAGGCCATCCGATGACCAGCACCCTCGCCGTTGCTGACGCCAGGCACCTACCCCTTGCTGTCCGGTCCGTCGATCTCGTCGTCACCTCTCCGCCATACTGGAAGAAGCGCGACTACGGCGTGGCGGGCCAGCTTGGACAGGAGTCCACCCCCGCTAACTACGTGACCGCGCTCATGGACTGCCTCACCGAATGGCAGCGCGTCCTCACCCCGACCGGCAGCGTGTTCCTCAACGTCGGGGACACGTGGCACCGGCGCTCCCTTGCAGGCATCCCTGCCCTCCTCGAAGCCGCCGCGATCACGGCCGGCTGGCTCGTCCGCAACCGCGTCGTCTGGGCCAAGACCCGCGGCATGCCCGACCCCGTCCGCGACCGCCTCGCCTCGCGCCACGAGTACGTCCTGCACCTGACCCGCCGCCGCTACCACTACGACCTCACCGGCTACGCCGAGCGATACGGCCGCGGCGCCAACCCGGGCGACGTGTGGCGCATCGAACCCGAGCGCGGGCTACATGCCCACCTTGCCCCGTTCCCCACCGAACTGGCCCGCCGAGCCATTCTCCTCGGCTGCCCCACCAGCGTCTGCACCCAGTGCGGCGCCCGCCAGGAGCGCATCCTCGGCCGCGGCCACCAGCTGGATGAGACCCGGCCGCAGGCCCGCCGCGCAATGCAGCTCGCCGCAGACGCTGGCCTGACCGCGGCTCACATCGCGGCGATCCAGGCCACCGGGATCTCCGACGCCGGGAAGGCTCTCGCGATCCAGACCGGGACCGGCCGAAACTCCGCAGGTGTGCAGGCGCTCGCGGCCGAGGCCAAGGCCGTGCTCGGCGGCTACTTCCGCGAGTTCACCATGGCGCCCCGCGTGACGACCGGCTGGACGGACTGCGGACACAACGCCTGGCGTCCGGGCCGCGTGCTCGACCCGTTCTCAGGCACGGGCACCACCGGAGTCGCTGCCGCGGAGGCAGGCCTGGATTACGTCGGTATCGACCTCAGCCCCGACGGCCACTTCGCAGCCCGTCCGCGCCTCAACCCCGCGGCGATGCTGCCTGCCGCCTGACCTGCACGGCACCGACAACCACCCGCCAGGCAACCCGGACAGCAGGACCCCCGTCCCGAGGCTCAGTCGGGGCGGGGGCCAGCCCAGCCTCTCACGCAAGGAGAACCCTGATGCCGAACCGAATCCAGCGCGAGCGCACCCGTGGGTGGCGCAAGCCCGACAACGCCGTGATCGTCAGCCGACCCAGCCGCTTCGGAAACCCGTTCACCATCCAGGACGCCGCCGACGCTGGGTTCACCGACCCTCGAAGGGTCGCCGTCGTCAACTTCGCGGAATGGCTGCGAGTCGGCACGGCCAGCGGCTGGTACAGCCCGACCTACCGGATCGGCCGCCAGATCTTTGACCTCCGTCGCATCCTGGCCGAACTGCCCGACCTTCGGGGCAGGGACCTCGCCTGCACCTGCCCGCTGCCCGAGGACGGCCAGCCGGACATCTGCCACGGCGCCGTGCTACTGGCCCTCGCCAACTCGGACGGGGACACGGACGACGTCCTGCGGCAGTACACGGCCAGCCTGTACGGCGGCGAGTCGTGACCGCGCCCGCCCGGCCGGTGCTGACCGAGCACCAGCTACGCATCCTCGCCTTGGTTGCCGACGGCCGCACCCATGCGGAAATCGCCACCGAAATGGTGCTGACTCCGAAGGGGTTGACCGCGGCCGTCAACCGGGCGATGGCGAACCTCGGCGCCCGCAATGCCCCGCACGCCGTTCTTCTGGCCTGCCGCGCTGGTCTCCTCGACGGACGGCCCCACCGGCACGGCGACCACGCCGGGTACGCCGCCCACAAGTACCGCGAGGAGGAGCCGTGCGAGGCCTGCGTCGAGGGCGAGCGGGCGTACCGGACGGAACAGCGGCGGGCCCGGCAGGCCCGTCCGACCGCCTAGACGCCCACCTGCGGGCCGAACTCGCCGTCAATGCCCCTCGCTACCCCCGGACTTCTGCGAGGCCGCTGTAGGCCCCGCGGAAGCCCGCCACCCGAGCCGACACCCCAAGGAGCAGAACATGTACAGCGACGACAGCCACGTCCACGAGGTCTGGATCATGACCTGCGACGGCGACGAACTCACGATCGAGCTGTGGAAGGACCTCGAATCCATCCACGTCCACGGCGGCGACGGCGAGTCCTACACCTGCTGCCGCGAAGAGGTCATTACCCACACCGTCCCGAAGTACGAGCAGGCCGGCTGGACGCTGACCGCCAACTACGAGGTCGCCTGATGGCCTTCAACCCCCAGGAGCCTGCGCCCGACGAATGCCCCGAGTGCGGCACCACGGCCTTCGAGCTCGACCACCCCATTCCCGAGCGGCCCTTCCCCGCCTGGCTGTGCCCCAACTGCCGCTGGGGCACCGCCGCCTACTAGCCGACCACGATCCCGGAGAAGCCCATGAACGCCCTCGACCGCATGCTCGCCGCCCACGACCTGGAGACCGCCCTCCTCGGCGGCTGCGGCCACTGCGACACCGACCCGGACGAGTTGTGCGCGGCGTGCGGCTCATGCCGTTGCGACCGGCACGACGACTGCGCCCCGTCCTCCTGACCTCGCCCTCAGGCCGGCCTGCCACCCCGCAGGCCGGCCCCCACCCCGCACACCAGGAGCAGCACCGTGACCAGCCGTCCCCGCAAGCCATGGCGCGTCACCCTCACCGGTACCGACGTCCGCGTCACATCCGAGCACACGAGTGAGAAGGCCGCCTACGCGTTCCTCGCGACTGCCCTCCGTGAGCACGGCAACCGCACCGCTCGCGTCGACCACTGGGAGCGCGGCGTGTGGTGGTGGTTCGAGACCGTCGCGGCGTCCGACCTGCCGGCCGAGTCGTGAGCAGCCAGCTCGAACTGTGGTCCGACGGCTGGGCGGTCGAGCCCTGTGACACCGGCCCGCCGGACTGGACCGACGACGACCTCGCCGCCTGGCTCCACACCCGGCCACGGCCCATTCCCGGCGACCACGGCCGACCCGCAGGACGGGCCACCTACTGGCGCACCCGCCGCATCACCACGATCGAGCCGACCGAGGAGTACCTGTGATCGACCGGCCCCACATCACCCCGAACCCGAACGGCGACGGCGTGATCCTCCACCTGCCGAACATCAACTACCTCGACACCCAGGCCTGGTCCGCCGACGTCGGCCTCAGCCACTCCAACCTGGCGGCGCTCCACACCGCACTCGACGGGTTCCTCGCCAGCGCAGCCTCAGTCGTTAGCCCAGCACACGTTGCCTCGGCCATCGCCTCTGGCTACTGCCCGCACTGCGGACGCGGCGACTGCGCACCCACCGCCGACGAGTACGAGCAGGCTCGCCGCCGGGCCGTCACCCTCGTCGAACGTGCTGATGCCGCCCGCGCCTGGGCCCGCCAGCACCTCACCCCCGAGCAGCAGGCCGGACTCCTCGCCGCACTCCGCGGGGACCAGCCGAAGGAGCAGCCATGAGCTACGACATCAGCCTGTATCTCGACGTCGACACAGGCGGCCCCGAACCCCTCACCGTCTGCGTCGCCGATATCGGCAACTACACCGTCAACGTCGCCCGCATGTGGACCGAAGCCCTCGGCCACAGCCTTGGCGACCTCAAAGACCAGCCCGCCGGCGCCAGCCTCCCAGCGCTCCGCCTCGCCGTCGACCAGATGCTCGCCAGGCCCGACTACTACCGGGCCATGGAACCGAGCAACGGCTGGGGCGACTACGAAGGCGCCCTCGCCTACCTGACGGCCCTCCGCGATGCCTGCCTCGTCCACCCCAAGGCCGTCATCCGCATCTGGCACTGACCCGCCCGAACCGCCCGCACAGGAGAACGCCGTGAACGAGAGCCCCGACTGCACCGTCTGCTCCCGCGAGCTGTGGGAAGACGAGCTCGGCCGCTACGCCTGCAAGCCCTGCGAGCGCCGCATCGGCGACGACCTCGCCACCATCGCCGGACCCGGCGGCCTGTACGCCCGCCTCTGCCTCCGCATCGAGCCCGGCAGCCGTGGCGTCGGCGAGTCCGTTTCGGGCAGCCGCAGCCCGTCCATCCCCGCCAGCATGAAGATCCTCGACCTCACCGCGGAGGGCGGCATAGTCGGCACCCTCGAAGCGTGGGTCGAAGATTGGGCCACCTATGGACTCGCCGCCGTTGGTTTCGGCGGCCGACTCCAATACCGCATCGACTGGGCCGTTGCCACCCTCCGCCTCAACCTCCCGCGCGCAGCCGAACGGCACTTGGCCCTCGACGAATTCGCCCACGAGATCGGACACATCCGGCGCACCTGCTCGGCCCTTGTCGACGGCGCCACCGCCCCAGTTAAGGCCCCCGCCACCTGCACGGCATGCGGATACCCGTTCACCTTCCACCTATACGGGGGCGGGGCCGACTGTCCGAAGTGCGGCCAGCCCCACACCCGAGCCCAGCTCCTCCAGCCCAAGCAAGCCGCATGACGAAGGCCCCCAGCCATCGCGGCTGGGGGCCTTCACCCGTGCCTGGCTACAGCAGCCGGCTACGGGCCGACGCCGGCGCCGAGACCGCCCGCCCGCCCCGCGCCCGTCGACCTGATCGCGGACGCCGCACCACGCCGTCAAGGCCCGCCGCCCGCCGCAGCCACCGAACCGCCACCTCCTCCGGAACCCCCAGCAGCCGCAGCGACTCCTCCACGTTGGACCGGCACCCCGGCAGCGCACAGTGCAGCGGACTCGCCTCCACACCCGCCTCCGGGTACGTCATCGACTCCGGCGGCAGATACTGCACCGCACACCCCATACAGACGTAAACCGTGCGCATCCGTCCTCCTACCCGTAGGTGCTGCCGGAACCACTGCAGGCAGTGCACTGACCCGTCCACTGCCTCGTCACCGGCCGCTGATTGCCCTTTTCGTCCGTCTCGACACTGTGCTCGGTCCGCTCAGTGAGCCCGGTCCCGCCACACGGTTGGCACGGCTTCTGCTCCATCCGGCCAGCATCCCGCACACCCACCCGGGGCGACAGCAGAACACGAAAGCCCCCACCGCGCGGGCAATGGGGGCTTCCGAGGTCAGTCCTAGGCGGCAGTTCCGGGCGGTGGGATCGGGATCGTGTACGAAAGCGCGTACTGGTGCGCGGCAACCACAATGTCGCACGTCTCGACAGGCAGCTCATCCACGTAGTACGTGCGTGCAACGACGATGACCGGTACGCCCGGCGGGAGCTTCAGAGTCTCGGCCTCGCGCGGCCGGGGGGCCCGCGCAGTAACCTCTTCAACCACCCTTGTGATGTGCAGGCCGATCAGGTCGAAGCGGGCCACGACGCCCGAAATGGGCCCGCCCTCCGGGTGCTCAATGGCCGTACCGCCAGTCAGGGCGAGCGGCTCGTATGAGGTCGACAGTTTGATCACGTCGTGGTCGGCGAAGAACGTGTAGGTGGTTCGGACGACCTCGTCACCAGGCTCGAGCGCGAGGCGTTCGGCGATGACCTTGGTTGCCTCGGTTCGGCGCGTGGACGATTCGATTTCGGATCGCCGCCCGCCGGCTTCCGTCGCAGCCTGCACGGGAGAGCCGACTGGTCTCTTGCCGTAAAGGTCGCCCGAGATCCGCTTGCGCAGTGGTTGCTGCCTGCGGACGTACATGCCCTTACCGCGTTCTGTGGTGACCAAGCCTTCACTCACGAGGGTTTGGATGGCGTTGCGGATCACGATGCGGGACATGCCGTACTCGGCCATCAGGGCCGCCTCGGTCGGCAGCTTCTCCCCCGAGCGGTAGTCCCCGTCGAGGATGCGCTGGCGAATGTCGTCGGCGATCTGCTGGTACGCCGGTTTCGGCTTAGAGGTCACGCTGCCCCTTTCGTCTACTAGTTACTACAAGTGAACCACGGCCCTGACCAGTGCTCCTACAGCCGTTTCCGTGACGACCCGCTCGCAGCCTTGCGCAAGGAGTCATAGTTGTTATAACTTCCTCTGTGTCGGCAAGAGCAGCAGAACCGACAAGTTCAGCGATGTCTTCAACGCAAAGGCCCCGACGGGGGTGTCTCGGTGCTGGAACACCGAGCCCGTCAGGGCCTGCGCATCAGAGATTGGGTCTCAGAGATGCAGCACGAGCTTACCGTGTCTGCCCCGCAGCAGGCACCCGATGGCCGCCCCTTGGGGGTCAGGCTCATCGCCATCGCCCTTCGGGTCGACCAGACGACGATCTATCGAGAGATCAAGTCGGGTCGCCTCCCCTCCTATCGCGTCGGCTCCGGCCGCGGAACGATCCGCGTCAGTCGGCCCGCGTTCATGCAGTACCTCGACGACCGCGGCATCCCGATGAGCGAGCTGGCGGTGACGTTGTGAGCGCCCCGGCCGGCGCCGCCACCGCCTGCGACTGGTGCGGCCAGGGTGATCACGATCCGATCGACCCGCAGGACGGCGAGTGACCGTGCGCGTCCTGTACCTGCTGGCCATCATCTGGCCGCTGATCCTCGTCGCCTTCCTCATCGGCCGCGCGCTCTAACCCACCCCACCCCGGCACGACCAACCGGAGGACAGTCATGCCCGAAACCGCCTGGCCCGAGGGTGTCATCGCCCGCTACCTGACGGTCGGTGGCGCTGCTGTCGACATCACCGAGCACGGTCCGCGAGACGACGAAGCCTCCGCCTCGGAGACGTCAGCCAGCTGCCGTGGATGCGACACCCAGCGCTGGATCGAGTGGAGGAAGCACCCCCACCCCGGCGAGTGGATCACGACTACGCAGGCCGCCGAGGACGCCGAACAGTCCGCCCGCAGCTGGGCTCAGGCCCACGCCGAGACCTGCCGGGCCATGCCCCGACCCACCGCCTGACCACCGAGGAGACGCACATGCCCAGCAAGGACCAGCTGATCGAGACCGCCGCCCGTGAGGTCATCGCCCACGGCGGACCCGCCTGCCTCACCAGCCCGCGCCAGGTTCTGGACGCGATGGGAGCGGCATACGACGCCGGCGCCACCGAACGCGACATCACGGACGCCATGAAGCGCGTCCGCAAGGAGGGCTGACCCATGGTTTTCATCCCCACCCCGGATTTCGACAGCGACCTGTGGACCGGGGACCGGATCGACGTCAACAACCCGCCGTCCCACTGCGGCCACCCGCTCCGCCGGTACGAGGAGGGCGACGGCTACGGCTTTGAGTGCTGGGAGGACGACTACGAACTCCACACCGATCTGGCCGGCGTCCTGACCGAACCCCCGCACATCACCGCCGACCGCTGAACCCCAACCCATCCCGCCTGACCACCGGAAGGACCACCGCCATGACCTACGTGCTCATCGTCCTGTCGATGCTTGCGCTCGTCGGCCTCATCGCCTTCACGCTCTTCGTCGCGTTCGCCAACCCGCGCCGCTAACCCACGTCGTTCAAGGAAGGACCACCGCCATGACGTTCACCCTGATCAAGACGCCGCTGGGGACCGAGTCGGCCTGGGCCGAACACCAGGTCCGCCAGGACATCACCACCCGCTACTTCTCCGCCCTCCACCGAGGCGACCTCGACACGGCCGCCGAGGTCTGGCTGGAGGCCAGCGCCTACGACGCCCAGAACCGGCGCTCCAGCAGCCTCCTCGACGAGCTCGACGACCAGCCGCTCGCCGCCTGATAGCCGACCTTGACTTGAAAGGAGGAGCCATGGACCGGATCAAGGGGTGGGCTGGAGGGGTGAATCCCTTCGCCATCCTCGAAAGGCTCTTGATCGCAGCCGCCCTGCTTCTGATGGCTGTCACGGTCGGAGGCCAGCTCGGGCAGATGATCGGCCTGCAGGGTAGGGCGGCTCTCGCCGTCGGCTGGGCCATCGCGATCGTGTACGACGCCCTGTGGATCGGCTCGCTGCGAATGTCGGAAGTGGCGATCCGCCAGCGTTCCAGGATCGGCATGGTCGTCATGCTTGGGGTCTCCGCCGTGGCGATCGGCGTCTCCGTGGGGACGCTGCTGATCCTGGGGCACGCCAAGGTGTTCGCTGGCGTCCCGGTTGCCGCTGCCGTCCTCATGGGTTTGCGGATCTTCGCAGACAACATGCTCGCCGACAGTGCGACAGCCACGCTGATCGCGGAGCAGTCCGCCTCAGCACGCAACGCCCGAGCACTTGCCGCGGCCGACGCCCGGCAGCTGGCGTCTGAAGCCTGCACCGACGTAGTCGTCGAGACTGCCGAGCACCTTGCCGAGATGGAGCGGCAGATCGCCCGAGCCGAGGTGCTGACCGAGGCCCAGAAGAAGCTCAGTAAGGCCCGAGCAAAGGCCGGGACGACCCTCGCGAAGTCCGACAGGAAGCACGGCAGGGAGGCCGCCGCCTTCCTGGCTCGGGAGCTGATTGCCGTCGGGCCACGCCCCGTGGCCACGGAAGCCGACCACATCCCGCTTGAGCAGGGTGGCCACGCGGTGGCCACGCAGGTCATCCCGGAAATCGAGGCCATGGCCACCCCGCCCGCGGCCCACGGCGCAGTCGACGTGGAGCAGGCCCTCGTGGAAGACGCCATGACCCTCGAGGAGCTCGCTCTTGCCGACGGCGTCGCGGTACCCAAACCGGGCGTGACCCTCACCGATGAGCAGCTTGAAGTGGTCGTGCGTTGGCTGCGCTACGCGATGGAGCCGCCCCGTTCCTACCGGCAGGCGTATGCCGCTTTCAAGGAGGCCGGATTCCAGGCCCGCGAGGACCGCGTCCGCCGGACTTGGGGTGCGATCGAAACCCGCGAAGCCGAAGCCGTACCCGCCTAGCCCAACACTCCGGCACCGCCGGCAGGGCCCAGCGGCACCCGCCCCTGGACCTTGCCGAGACTGCCGGAAGCAGTCGGAACCACCGCAGGTAGCAGGCCGATGAGTGACCCGGTGAGCGGAACGTTCGCAGATCCGGCAAGCAGACCCGGCAGCCCTGCTCTCCAGTCGAAGGGAGGACGCCATGAGCTCGAATTACTGGACCAAGGAGATCAAGCGCGCGGATGCCGCGTCTCCGAAGACCGGGGCGACTCGGCGCATGGACCGCCTCCGCAGCATCCTCCGACAGGTGGACCCGGTGATCGCCAACCGGGCCTGGCAGGAAGCGGCGGACGCCCTCCAGCACATCACGGAACGCTACACACGGTAATCATTCACTCGTTCATTCACCTGGGTAGACGTGAACTTTCGGACCTGCTACGCGCGCACGTGCGCGCACGAGGCCCGCATTCACCTCCTCCCGTCGCAGAACGTAAGGAGACCCGATGGAGGTTCTGCTCGCCGCTTGCCTGTTGGCGTGGGCCGCAGGGGCGCAGAGCGAACAGGCTCGGCTGGGAATCAGCCCCGCCGAGCGAGACCTGAGGCGAGAGCGGGTCCGTCACGAAAGGGCCGTCCGCAAGATCGCCGACAAGCACGGCACTGCACCGGCGGAAAGCGACAGCGAGCCCCTGACGCTGCCCGAGGCGTTCCGTGCCGGCTACCGCGGCCACACCCCGGTGGAGCGCGTCGCCACTCCGGCGGGGCGGCACCTGGGGAACTGGGCGGCCAAGGGCGTGTACTGGGCCCGTGACACGGGCCGCTCGGCCCTCAAGGAGTACCGCAAGCGGCGCGTGGCGGAAGGCGCTCCTGATCCCGCCCCGATCACCGCTCCGCCCGTGGTGCCGCCCATGCCGACCGAGCCGCCCACCGTGGGCCTCCCCGACAAGGTCCCCCTCACCAAGCCCGAAACGGCGGCGGCCCCGGCCCCCGAGGCCCCGGTCGCCCCGGCGCCCACCGCGCCCGCTTCGGATGCGCCTCCCAGCTCCGCCCAACCTGAGGCGCCGACCCCTCCGAACGCCATCGCGGTTCCTGCACCCAGGGAACCCGAGGCCCCCGCAACACCCGCCGAGACCACCGAACCCGTCACGTCCGTATCCCCAGACCAGCCCAGCGAGAACGGAGTCGGCCGCATGGCTTCCGAAGTCACCTACGAATCCGTCAGGGACGAAAGCGAAGAGCTGTCCCTCATGTGCGACGACGACCTCACCGTCTACGACCGGCTCCAAGAGCGCTGCGAGCGCGAGATCGGGCGAGCCGACGACCTCATCGCCGCCCTCCGCAACGCCAACGTCGGGGACCGGGTCATCGGCTGGGTCACCCGCTGCATGGAGCAGTACCAGCTGATCAACAGCCAGCTGCATCAGCTCAAGCAGCACACCTACGCCCAGGACGAAGCCGTCGTGAAGGCCAAGAACCTCCTCGAGGCCGGCCAGGGCGTGTACGCGGGAATCGCCGCCGACATGGAGTCGGTCGCCGAACGGCCCTTCTACGTCAGCGACGCCGTCGACGCCGAAGACACCGCCGCCCACACCGAGATCTTCGAGACGACAGGAGCCTGAACATGAGCGTCGCAAAGACCGTCGGTACGACCATCACCTACGCCGCCGTCATGGCCAGGGCTGCCGCCTACGGCATCCGCGCCGCCCGGACCCGGCGGGCCGTCGAACGCATGAAGGACCGGTTCGACGACCGGGCCGCGTCCGCCCGCTACCTGTCCGAAGCGATGACCATCCTCAGCGTCGACGAACCCACCACGACCGCCTACATGGAGATCTCGACGCTCTCGACCGCCATGGCAGGCAGCGTCGCCGCGATCGTCTCCGCGTCCGACGCCCTCGCCACCGCAGCCCAGGGTCTCGCCGGCGAGACGGAAGGCCAGCACGGCCGGATGGCCGACGCCAACCGCACCCACACCGTGCAGATGGCCGAGCCCGTCTTCAACCAGCGCCGCTAGACCGACCACGAAGGGCGGGGTCACCCACTGACCCCGCCCCTCCCAACCGCGAAATCGGAGACAAGCGGATGGCGACGACGACCGTACCCACCCCGCGCACCACCACCAACGACGACCCGCAGGAACTCACCGGGATCCGCGCCCGGATCGCCACTCTCAACAACCCCGGCCTCTACATCGGGACCGGCATCGGCGCCGCCTCCATGCTCACCGGCGACCCCCTCCTCGTCACCACCCTGGGTGCCACCGGCGCAGCAGCCGGCTGGGCCGCCCTGGGAATGATGCCCGGTCCCTGGCGTTGGCTGCCCGGCCAGGGCGAGCCGTGGGAGTGGATGTGCCGCTCCAGCCGCCGCGGCTACCGGCGCACCGTGCGCCGCATGCGCCGACGCCTAGCTCAAGACCACGGCCAGGCGCTGACCATGGGCTCGGACGGCATACTCGTCCCGGTTCACGGCGCCGCCAACGGCTGGTACGCGCACGCCCAGCGCCCGGCCCTGGTCCGCAAGGCGACGGCCGACGCCCGGCGGGCCCGCTGCGAGCTCCTGCGCAGCGCCTGGACGAAGGCCCTGCCTGACTGGACGAACGGCTGGTGGCGTCGCTACAGCGCCATGGAGATGGCCCTGCGCGCCGGACCGCTGGCCGTGATCCCCGCCACCGGCTACCTCGACACGCCCTGGTGGGCCCCCCTGGTCGTCACCTCGCTCGCTGCGACGTGGGGCGCGCACATGTGGCACAAGCCCAACCCCGCCAACCCCGCCCAGGTCCAGGCGGCGACCGTCGAGTGGTACCTGGCCCGCTGGAACGAGTGGATCGCCTGCGAGCGGGGCCCGCTGCCCGCATCACGGCTCGTCAGCGTGCACCTGGACGACGACAAGCTCACTGCCGTCATCGTCTCCACCACAGCCAAGCCCGCCCTCGGTCTCGGCCAGGACGCCGTATCGATCGCCTTCGAGGTCCCACCGCGGGCCGTCAACATCTACCGGCCCGACGACATGGCCGCCGGACGGGCCAAGCTCACCGTCCGCCTGCGGGCTGTCGCCGCCGGGGAGCTGGACGAGAACGACCTGCCGGCCGTCTGGCAGGAGTACAGCCCCTACAACGGCAGCGTGCTGTACGACGTCGAGCGCACTGAGCACGGGCGCCGCTTCAAGCTCCTCATGCCCCGCCGCGGATCCGGCGTCGCCGACGTGCAGGCCGGCAGCATCGCCCAGGCCCTCGACCTGCAAGGCGAGGGAGCCGCCGCCCGCCTCCACCTCCGCGTCCTCGACTCACGGCGCATCGAAGTCAACGAGATGAGCCACAACCCGCTTCAGCGCGGCGTCGCACTCGACCTGGACGCCCTCACCATGGACGACCAGGGATACATCACGGTCGGCCAGGACATCTACGGCCACCCCACCCGGTGGCGGCTCCTCAAGTACGACCCCACGCGCCGAGGCATGTCCGGACGGCCCTCAGCCAGCGCCGTTCACGCCTTCGGCTCAGGAACCACCGGCGCCGGCAAGACCAGCCTCGAAGAAGACCTTCAGGTCGCCCAGCGCAAGAACCGCTTCGTCTCCTGGCTGGCCGACGGCAAGGGCGGCGCCGGCTACGCCCCCTGGATGAACGACCTCGACTGGCTCGTCAAGTCCCCTTACGGAGCCATGCTCATGGGTCAGAGCGCCAACCGGGTCTCCGAGTACCGCTACGCCCAGCAGATGACCATGCAGTGGCTGGACGCCGAGGGCTACACCGAGGACGGACGCTCCTTCTTCGTCCCATGGGAGCCCTTCGCCCCCATGGCCGTCACCTGGGACGAGTTCAACGAGATGGTCCTCAAGGACCCCCAGGCCGACCACGTCAAGCCGCTCCTACGCTCCGTCTCCAGCGTCGGCCGCCTCTCGCGGGCCGCAGGCATCAGCGCGCGAATCTGGGTTCAGATCCCCAACCTCGACAGCCTCGGCTCCGACAACAGCGCCAACGCCATCCGAGACATGCTCCAGTCAGGCAACATCGCACTCTTCCGCACCGCCCGTGCCGACGTGGACGTCATGTCCCTCGGTTCCCGAACCCCCCAGTACCGGCTTGAGCCCCTGCCCGAACGCTTCCCCGACGGCTCCGAGACCGGCGGAGTCTTCTACATGGCCGACGGCAAGGATCAGTACATCCAGTCCCGCGCCGCCTTCCACACCAACCCCGCCCGCCTCAGCCGCCAGTTCCCCATGGAGACCCTCACCGCCCCCGAGGCCGAGCGAGCGGGCCTGGCGTACCTGCGCCGAGACGAGTACCGGCACCTCAACGCCGCCGATGAAGAAGCCTTCCTCCGGGAACTCGTCGCGACCGAGCACACCAAGAACCGCAAGAGCCCGACCGTCATCGACATGCACGTCAGTGGGGCGGCGGAAGTCGAGGACGACGATCTCGACGAACTGGTGCCGCTCACCCGATCACAGCTCGTCTGGAACGCAGTCGACGACGGCGCCCGCCGAAACAAGGCCATCGCCGACGTAACCGGCCTCAAGCCCACCAACGTCGCCAACGCCACCGCCCGCCTCCAGCGTCTCGACAGGCTCCGCAAGGTCGAACGCGACTGGCACACCGCCGCCCCCCTCGAAAGCCCCCTCGCAGACACCAGGAGCGCGTCATGACCCTCACCACCACCGCCCTGTTCCTCCTCGCCGCCATCGGCATCGGCGTCTGGATGAAAAAGGACGCCGGCTTCAAGCGCCGCGAGTTCCTCGTCGTCTCCCTGTTCTGGATCCTCCTCGTCGCCACCCCCTGGGGCGCCGAAGGAGTCGCCAAGGTCCAGGAAGTCTTCGGCACCGGCGTGAAGACGGCCAGCGACACCGTCAACGACGTCTCCAGCAAGTGAGGCCCGCGATGACCACCGACGCCGATCGCCTCATCGCCGCAGTCAACGAGGCCCTGCAGCCAGCCACCGCCTACCGCGACCCCACACCCATCCCCGCCATCGGCCCGACCCCGCCCGTCGCCCAGCCCGGCCGGCCGCCCATGAGCCAGAAGGCGACGGACGCCAGCACCATCATGCTGGCCGCAGGCGTCGCCTTCGTGCCGATCGGAGGCTCCCTGTCCCTGGTCCTGTACGCGCTGGGTCACGTCGACCCCGTAGTGGTGGGGGTCGTCTCGATCGGCTCCGTACTCGTACTCGGCGGCGTGGCCAAGGTCGTCAGCGCCATCAAGGCGGCCGTGGAAGCAGCGCCTGCGGAGCAGCACCACCACTACAGCGGGCCTGTCAGCCAGCAGCATCACACTGTGAACACCCAGACCCGCGGGCTGATCGCCAAGACCACCAACAACGGCAGCTGAGGAGCCTAATGTTCGCCAACCTCTTCGTCCTGCTGTACGTCGCTCACCTGATCGCCGACTACGTCCTGCAGACCGATCACCAGGCCGCCCACAAGATGGAGAGGGGCCGGAAGGGCTGGACAGCCAACCTGAGCCACGCAGGCACTCACACGGTCACCACCGCCGCAGCCCTTGCCGTCGGCTGGGCTCCACTGGACCTCACCGTCAGTCTCCCGGCAGCCGCCGCGGCCCTCGCCTGGATCACCGGCAGCCACGCCTTCATCGACCGGCGCTGGCCCGTCACCTGGTGGATGACGAACACCGGATCCGCAGACTGGATCAGCCGAGGCGGGGCAGCACACGTAGACCAGACCGCCCACGTCACAGCCCTCGCCCTCGCCGCCCTGGGCATGGCCGCACTCTAAGGAGATCAGCATGGGATACGCGCACTACGAGATCACCCGCAACGGCGAGCGGATCGAAGCCGGCTACGCGGTCACGGCCACCTGCGAACAGGACGGCTGCGAGGCGGACATCGACCGCGGCCTCGCCTACCTGTGCGGCAGGGAACCCGGCGGTGACGAGCATGGATGCGGCGGCTACTTCTGCGGCGAGCACCACTACATGAGCGGCGACGAGGAGGTCGGCGACCTCTGCGGGAGCTGTGTCGCCGTTTACCGGCGCGAGCACCCGCTCGAAGACCGCTGACCTACCGCTCGACCAGGCCCTCGCCGACCGCGGGGGCCTGCGGCGTTGGGACCGCCCGCGCGATCCACCGCTCGCCGCACGCTTGCGCTGGCCCCGTCGTCGGCTCGGCACCCAGGAGCAGACACAGGCGGTCGAGGGCCTGCTGGCATTGCTCGCGGGTACGGCCACGCACCAGATACGAGACGTCAGAGACCCCCATGCGCACAGTCTGCCGCGCACGGGGGTCTCGGCGTTACGGATCAGGCGGGGTTCGCCGGATCGAGTCCAGCCGTCATGGCGCGAACTATCGGTTTGTCAGTCTTGGTTGACGCGCAGAGGTGGGCGAACGTATCGTCAGTCTCACTGGACACGTGTGACTTTGAGGCCCGCCCACCCGGCGGGCCTTTGTCGTACCCGGAGGTGGCCGTGAGTATCGCCCTCGTCGACGAGACGGCCGCCGCCTACTACGCGGGCCGCCCAGGCGTCACCATCCGCCGGTGGGCCCACGAGGGCCGCATCCAGCGCTACGGGTCGGGTCGCGGCCGGGTCCGCTACAACGTCTTCGAACTCCCGCACGCCACCCGCGACGAGTACACCGGCGACCTGCTCCAGCCCGGCACCGCACCGCCCATGCCCCAGCGGAGGCCCAAGGCCACCTGAGAGGGGAATTCGTGGACCGCACCACCGCCCTCGGCATCCCCTCCCCATGGTCCGGCGACGAGCTCGACCCCGTCCCGCGCAGCTACAAGGCCTGGATCTGGCTGTACGTCAAAACGCGTCGCCTCCGGCACCGCTTCAACCTCCACGACTACCGGGCCGGTCTCGACCCCCGCTGCACCTGGTGCGGGCGACCGCCTACCTGACCGCGAGGAGGCCCTGATGAGTTTGCCCGTCGGCCTCCAGACCGTCACGATCACGGACATCCGCCCGCACCCCGACGGCGCCCCGATGCAGGGCAAGGTGACCTTCCGCCCCCAGGTGTCCACGATCACCTCCGCCCTCCACGGCGCGATCATCATGGGCGACGCTGTAGGCACCTGGGTCGATGGCGTCCTCAAAGCCGCTGATGGTTCCAGCGGGGTCAAGCTCTTGGCCTCCGACGCCGCAGACTGCGTGCCCACCGGCTGGACGTACCGGGTCATCGAGCGGCCCTACGACGCCCCCGGCCGCAGCTACTCCATCCTCCTGGCGGCCAGCCTCGGGCCGACCGTCCAGCTGTCCGACCTCGCGCCGACGAACCCGGCCAACGGCGACTACGTGACCGTCCCGGGCCCGGCCGGACCGACCGGCCCAGCTGGACCTACGGGACCGACCGGACCTCAGGGCCCTGCTGGCGCGACTGGCGCCACGGGAACAACCGGGGCCACTGGCGCGACGGGCGCGACCGGGCCGACTGGCCCCCAGGGCCCGGCCGGAGCGGACGGCAACAACGCCGACGCCGAGGCCTACACCGACGCAGCCATCGCCAACGAGGTCACCCGGGCCAACGCCGCCTACGAGACCCCGGCCGGCGCCACCGCGAAGGTCACGGCTCACTCCGCAGCCACCGACCCGCACGGCGACCGAGCGGCAGCAGCCGGTGCCCTGACGGCCCACGAAGCCGACACAACCGCGGTCCACGGGATCGCCGACACTGCGGCCCTCGAGACCACCTCTGGCGCGACAGCCAAGGTCACCGCGCATAAGGACGCCCTCGACCCGCACGGCGACCGGGCATACGGAGACACGAAGTTCGCGACGCAGGTCGCGCTGTCCGCGCTCGACGGCTACGTCAACGACGCGCTGACCAGGGTGAGCTCGATCGAAGCGGGCACCGCATGGCTCGCCGGCCTTCAGGTCGCGGGGAACGCCGTCGTGTCTGGTGGCGACCTCACCGTCTCGGACTTCACCAAGGGGTACAGGTTCCGCCGCGGAGGCTCGGCCCTGGATTTCGAGGCCACCGGCGCCGACATGATCCTCTCCAACTGGAGCGGGACGGGATTCAACGGAACGCAGCATTCGTTCCTGCGGTTCGCCTCCAACGCCCAGGCCTCCCAAATCGCCGGCCTCGTCGAGTTCGTGGACGCCCTGTACGGCACGACCCGGCACACGCTCGACGGAGCGGCCAACAAGATCGGTTTCCACGGCGCTACCGCGATCACCCGGCAGACCGTCAGCGGGTCCCGCGGGGATGGCAGCGCCTACACCAGCCTGCTGTCCGCGCTCGCCAACCTGGGTCTCGTCGTGGACGGCAGCACCGCTGGTCCGGCCGGATCGGGCTGGGCAGACCGGCCCTCAGACCAGAACCTGCTGGCGTGGACCTACGACCCGAACATGGCCGGCCACGTGACTGCGCAGAGCAGCGCGGGCGTAGCGGGTCGGATCACGCTGGTGCGGATCATCCTTCGCGAGGCCATCACCTGGTCGAACGTGTGGATCGGCCTCGCGGGCATCGACGCAGCCGCGGTTCTGTCCAACTGCTACCTCGGCGTCTACGACTCTGGCGGGACGCTGAGGGGCACCACGGCGGACATCAGCTCGTCCCTGATGACCGGAGCGACCGCGAAGGCCCTGCCGCTGGTTAGTCCGTTTAGCGCGGCGGCCGGGACGTACTTCATCGCCATGCTGCTCGGCAACGGATCCACCTGGGCCACGAACAGCCTGACGTTCAAGGCCTCCGGCGCCGGCATCTCGGTCAACGCCGGGCTGTCCGCGCCGAACCTCCGCTACAGCAACATGCTTACGGCGCAGACGTCGCTACCGAGCTCGCTGACCCTGTCCTCGCAGACCACCACGATCATCAACACCGGCTGGGCGTCCCAGTGGTACGGCGTCTCCTGATCGTGGCCTCGCTGATCGGACTTGTCGGATGCGTACCGAGCACAGCAGCTCCGTGCGCGCCAGCGACGTCAGCGAGGGCCACCGTCAGGGTCATGCCGCTCGGCGACTCCATCACCGCAGGAGTCGGCAGCTCGACCGGAGGCGGCTATCGGCTTCCGCTCTGGCGGGCGCTGGCCGGGCGCACCAACATCGAGGTCGACTTCGTCGGCTCCGAGCACGGCGGAGGCTTCGCCGACCCGGACCACGAGGGCCACAGCGGATACATGATCGACCAGATCCGAGCCGGCGTTGACGGATGGGTTGCCGATGCGCGGCCCGATGTCGTCCTGCTCCACCTTGGGATCAACGACCTCGACCGCGGGGACAGGCTCGGCGCGGCAGACCGGCTCATCGCGCTGATCGACCAGATCGAGCGCGACCAGCCCAATGTCACTGTCATCGTGCAGGGGCTCATCCCGACCACGGACGGGCTCGAGGGTGACGCGGCCACCTTCAACGCCATCGTGCGCAGTGAGGCGCCCCACCACAGCTTCAGTTGGGTCGAGCCTCCCGAGTTGGGCGACGACGAGATGGCCGACCGGTTGCACCCTAACGATCAGGGCTACCAGCGGATGGCTGCCGCCTACGCGTCAGCCCTATCCGCAAGCCTGCAGGCCTCACCCGTAAGGAGGTGCCCATGGACGACCTCCTGATGATCGTGCCCACGCGCGGTCGGCCCGACAGTGTCCCCGCCATCCTCGACTGCTGGCGACAGACCGGCGCCACCGCCGACCTGCTCTTCGCCGTCGACGACGACGACCCCATGCTGGCCGGCTACCGCGAGCACATGATGGATAGCCTCGACAACCCGCATATCGGCTGGCGCTTCGGTCCCCGCCTCCGGATGTGCGGCACCCTCAACGCTGTCGCCGTCGAAGAAGCGCCCCACTACCGATTCCTCGCGTTCATGGGCGACGACCATCGCCCCAGGACGCCCGGCTGGGACGAACGCTTCCGCATCTGCCTGTCCGGCGGCCCCGGCATCGTCTACGGCAACGACCTGCTGCAGGGCGAGATCATGGCCACCGCCGT